GCACACCACTCCGGAGGGGAGCGAAGTTACAGTGAAGCTGGGCGACGGCGTGAAGCTGGGCGACGGCGTGAAGCTGGGCGACGACGTGAAGCTGGGCGACGACGTGAAGCTGGGCGACGACGTGACGCTGGGCGACGGCGTGACGCTAGGCAACGGCGTGACGCTGGGCAACTACGTGAAGCTGGGCAACGGCGTGACGCTGGGCAACGGCGTGAAGCTGGGCGACGACGTGACGCTGGGCAACGGCGTGACGCTGGGCAACGGCGTGAAGCTGGGCAACGGCGTGACGCTGGGCAACGGCGTGACGCTAGGCAACGGCGTGACGCTGGGCAACGGCGTGACGCTCAAAACTTCTCGCGAGATTCTTTCCGGTCAATATAGTTATTCTTGGAATTGTTCGCGCGATACTTTGCGCTACGGCTGTGAATCCCTGCCCTTGCTTGAATGGAACGAAGAAACAATTACAAGGCTATGCAAGAAACACTACTCGCCTGTAAACGAAGAAATTAGCGCGATCGTCCGTTGTGCTCGCGCATACTTCCAAGTCTGAAACAAACCCACCACAACCGCGAGCCTACCTACCACCATGGCACAGCAGCACAGGAACGGCTGTGCGAAGATGTCGGTCCTATCGTCGCTGCCTTGCTTGGTGAGAACAAACAAAAAGCAATCGAGGCAGCAATTCGAGAGGATGGCAGAGCGCATTTCCTAGCCGGCTATGATGGCAAGGAAATCATCGACCCGGATGGAATCCTGCGCTACAGAACAAACTGAGGCCCACCATGCAAACAAACGACGATGGAGGATACAAACCCTGTGCCTGCCGGGATTGTATGGAAATCGCAATCGGCAAAGATCTAGCGCTCTGCCATGCTTGCGAGTCTGCCGGCTGCGAGGCAGGCACGGAAATACCCTGCCTTGTGTTCGAGCCTGAGTATTCCATGCCTTGCGAGCGATGCCAGAACAAGGAACACTGCGCGGCAGATTGCCCACACTCTGACGACTGAAGCAACTACCACAGAAACAATCCACCATGAAAACAATAGGCAAGCACAAAGTAGACAATTTCACGTATGGCTATCTGGTCTGTGCTCTGTGGGCAAGCACCACAGGCAAAGACTCTGAGCCGATGGACGAAAACCACAGCCTAGCCGATTTAGCTCCCGAAACAATCGAGCAAGCAATCGCCGATTGCAAGGCCTTCGAGGCCTCGTGTACTGATGACGATTTGAACCATGCCTCAGGAGGCACAGAAACAAACGGCGAGCACTACACAGCCGATGAAAGGAATGGACACGATTTGTGGCTTACTCGCAATGGCCATGGGGCCGGCTTCTGGGATCGAGGCTATCCCAAGGATGTAGGCGAGCGACTGTCAAAGGCTGCTGAAGCAATGGGCAGCCGAGATCTGCACATCGGCGACGACGACAAAATCCACAGCATGTAACGGCTGGACACAGAAACAAAACTACCACAATGAATTACGTCGAACGGGTCACGCACAATTTGAAAGGCTGCGAGGCAATATCCACTGGAGTGTGTCCAGGTTGTGACACTTGCATGGGAGATTTTCCCCAGTACACCGTCAGAGAAACAACGGAAGAGGAGTCTGGAGTCTTCGAGCGCTGGACCTTTGATGCAAACAAAACAGAGCGCAAAGGTAAGTACCTGGACCCTAACGATCCCAGGATGACAAACTATTTCCGCACAGAGGAAGAGGCACAGCTAGCCGCTAGGGAAGCTTTCGCTCGAGACTGGTCCACAGGCAGCGTATTCTCTGAGGCCTTTTTCTCCTGGGGTGGCTGTGACATTTGCGACAGCCGGCTAGGGGGTGATTTCGAAGTGTGGCACTACATCGACCCACAGGGAAAAATCCAGCATGGGGAGCGCGCCTGTGTGGATTGTGTCCAGTACCTAGCTAACGGAACCCTGCCTGAGAAACAATAACGCACAGCCGTGCGCGCCTGTGGTGGAACTCGCACGGCTAGGGCAGGCTGCTAAGTGTGGTAGCGAGGCAGCTTGCCCCCTTACAACTGTCCCTTGGGACTTACCCTCGGGACTCAAACAACGGACTTGAACACAGGACTTGAACAATGGCACAGGAAAGATTCTCGGAAGCTCAGAGACTAAAACAATGTCTTGAGCAATTGCGCGACGTGCGGCTAGTGCTTGCTGGATTTCAACTAGCTCCCCAGACTCTGAAGAAACTCCGCAGTACGATCAAATCCTTAGAGGGGGCAATCCGGCATGCGTACGGTAAGGAAGCACGCGCAGAGCGATTGCTACACACAGAAACAAAGGCAATGGAAGAGTCCGGCGCAAAGTACATGGAAGGCACGCGTTATCCCAAACAATGAAAAGTCCGCCGTACATCCTGCCCACACATCCGGGCGCGCGACTATTCTTCCTGCGCGTACCCTCAGGATCTGGAACAATGGCACAGCCTAACTGGCGTACCACATTAGCGGGGGTGACAAAGGTAATGCAGCATTACGGCATGCGCCAGAATGATATCAGCTACTGGGAAGCTTTCGGCCCGGACGCATACACGGGCCTTGACCCTGACCCCAAATTCACCAAGCGACTCGCACAGGCCTACAGTGGTGATAGGTCGATCCTTGAGAGTTTCGATCTGTGGGACTGGCACGCCGGCGCATTTGTTTTGGTACGGCCGGCGAGCACGCAACTACACACAAGCAAGCAAACAAAATGAATCGACATACCAAAGAGGAACGAGAGGAAACTTACGCGCGACTGAGCGCAGAGTGTGATACACGCGACGCACTGAGCGACCGCATACGCTTACAGGCCCGTAGCTGGCTCGCGCCAGTCGTGTACTTCACAGTGACACGCGACATGGTAGGCGAGCCTCATCCCCTTGGTGGGCGCTTCCTCGTGATCGATGTAGGCAAGCGCGTAGTCATGGACTGCGGCGTGGTGCAAATCGAAAATAATGAGCAACTGGCCGCACGGAAACAAAAACAAGGCTAGACTTAGGGACTCCCAACTAGGATTCAGGACTCAAACAATGGACAAGCAAACCACCACAGCACGAACTTTCAACGCGGAAACAGTACAAGTTCGCGAGAGGTGCATAAATCACACAAAGATTCCCTGTGTGAACGTCAAGGTACGCCACGGATTTGAAGCAATCTCGCCTGAGGAATGGCGCGAGCTGGCCAGCATGGCCGGCGAAATGGACTCTACCGCAGACGGAAACAAATTCACGCGGGAATGGCTAGAAAACTGGCGTGATAACGACGCTGGGGATACTTTCGATGAACTGTGGAATTCTGCCTGCGCAAGTAACTTCGAAATCGCAGAGGAAGAAGCCAAAGCTTTGTTTGGGGACGATATCAAAGTCACACTAGAAGGACGGTCAAACGGCTGGCTCTGTGTAGCTGGGCTGCCCGACGTGGAAGAATGGGACCGCTCGCCACTGGAGCCTCACGATTTACCCAGCCTCAAAGATTCTCCCGTGGAAGGGGCATGCTTTCACGATGGAACACGCCTTACAGACGATGCGAATTTGTTTGAGCGCTGGGCATTCTTCAGCGAGGCATGCGAGGGCTACGCAAAGGACGTACCCAACACCTGCGCCGGACTCATTGCGTTGAACGTGTTCCCGCAAGAGGAAGGTACGCGCCCTGTGGAATTCCTCCGCGCGAAGCTCGATCATACTTGGGACACTTTCACGCTACCGATTCCCCGTAGACTATCTGGAGAGGCGGCAGTGGAATATGCAATCGAACAACTCAACACAAACAATCCTATGCCTCCCGTGCCTCTCAAACAATCGCCGTTGATCGTCGTTTATAACGATCCGATTTGAAATGTGGCGCGGACGCAGTACACTTCAGCTCAGGACTTGACCTCAAACAACTGACCCACACTCGACTATGGGAACCACACAGAAACAATTACGATTCGACTACAAGGCCGCGCTCGCGGACCTCATCATGCCGGTGCTGAAGGCCTTGAGCGCCGACGCACTGTGGATCTACGGGGCGCTCTGTAGCGCCAAGTACAAAGATCTCCACCAAGGGCAGGACTTGGACGTGCCTATGCCTGAAGAGCTGCGCGAGCGGTTCGAGGCCATCCCGCCCGATCGCCTCGCCTACGCTGCGCGCGTGCTGTACTTTCACGGACATTGGGGCGGAACTTTCGGAGGCGCGAAAGACAACGCAGGGGGCTATTGGAAATTCGCCAACCTGGCCGATCAAGTGCTTTCCAAGGCCATCGGACTGGAGCGCTCGCGACACTCTGGCTCAGGCTGGAGCTGGAAAGTTCTCGAGGGGTGCGTTCGATTGCAACTCGGCACAGCGCACCTTTGGACGTGGCAGGAACTAGGGCCGGCGACTCCTGAGAACATGGCCAAGTTCCGCGAGCGCGCCAAGACACTTCCTAACGCCTTCGCCGGCACAGACAAGGCAGCCGAAGCACTGGAAACAATGGCGGCTGCCATGCGCGCCGATCTATCGGCCGACTGGAACAAACTCCTCGATACGAAGAGTTACATGCGCGAGGAAGGCAAGTGTTCGGACGATTGCCCGGAGTGCGGACGGCCGCAGATCTGGAACGATAATGCGCGGCTGAATCACAGCGAGGACTGTAGCCACTTCCCGATCATCGAAGTGACTGCCGAAGCGTTCGAAACAATCGCGTTCAAACTGCTCGCTAAGCTCGCCCCAAAGGAAGAGGCGGACAATGCGCGCATGGCTGTAGGCCCTGCCTGTGCAATCCGTAGCGCGCTGCAATCGCTGGAGCGCGCCGGTTACCTAAAACCTGTGCCATACCAAGAAACAAAGGAAGCATGAGCTATGTACGTTATCGTCCTGACAGAGTACAACGGAAGGTACCCTGCCGGCTACTATGTCGCCGACATGAACAAAAACCGAAGCGGCGGCGGGAGCTACACGCGCTCGCTCCAGAATGCCAAAGTCTTCAGCACTCGCGAACAGGCAGAGGGCGAGCGTTGCCCAGGGAATGAGATAGTCATGGACGTGACGAGGATACTTCGATGAGCGGGGGCTTCGCAATGCAGCGCTACAACGCGCCCCAAGCTAGGGGCGGTAACAAATACTTCGAATTCCCCACGTCGTACGACGAAGCGCAGGCCATCATGGGCCGCTTCGGAGACTCGCGCAAGAAACAATGCAAGCTTTCGGCAACTGCAACCTTGGACGTTGGCAGCATCGACGGGGATACCTTTGTTGTTCGCGTCTATGACACGGATGTGGTGACGTTCTACCCCAATGATGACATTGGGCTCGACTCTGGCGGCTGGCAAACATTACTCACGAGGAGTACCATGCGGTCCTGTGGTGTATTTGTTTCCATGGACAAGGGGATTGCCAGTATCAGCCACGGGAAAGGTGAGTACACCTACGTCGATAACATGCGCCTGAAGTCCAGGGGTGGCCGGAAGGCCGGCGTCAGTTACCCCATGGGGCTGCGCGTGGTCGCTCCGGGCGACGCACGACAAGCCAGGGCGCGAGCCCTAGCGCTTCAGCGTCGGCAAGAGCGCAAGGGGCTGCCTGTGGTGCCTTACGTGTGGCTCTGGCCCTTGCGCTCCGGAGGTCAGACCCCGTACCGTGGCAACGCGCCTGAGGCCTTCAAGGAAGCCTAGGCATGGCCCCGTCCCCCGACTGCCCCGAGGCCCCAATGCACCCTGTTCCCCCAGACATGACTTCCAAGGTGGATGACTACTTCACCTTGATGCAGCAACTCGCGACTCGGAACCGTGCGATCCGTACGCAACTGGCGATTTGGACAAAACAAATCGAGATCCGAAGCCCCGAGCTGGAACTTTTGTGCCAGACTCCTAGCGACTTTGCGCCGCAAGGCACAACTGCATTCCTGGACTTTGCCGTCCGCATGGTGGACACGATCCAGCAGGAAGCATTCATCGCGAAGAGCCAAGGCGGCTACACCTGGCACCGTCTGGTCATGGAACACTTGTGGAGCGGACTTGCCACGCTGGACACATCCACGCGCCGGCTCGAGCTTGTCCACACGGCCGCACTGATTCAAGAATGGATTTGCTTGCTTGACTTGATGGAACAGGCTCAATCTGGCAAAGTCTAGGACTGTTCGATTTTCCGCAACCCATTCCCGAGGTCTACACAATGAAAATGTCTCGATTGTTTCCGTTCGCGCTTACTGTCTGTGCTCTTGTCACATTGTTCGCGTTTGCGTGGCCAACCTCCCAAGCTCAGGCAACGTCCCCCATGACTGCCCTGGTGGACGATCAAACCCCGTATCCGCCCACGGGCAACGGCGGCCCTCCGATTCCCCCGCCTGCGTTTCCGATTCCCACCAACCCTCCTCAACCCCCGCCGCCTGCTCCCGCGCCACCGCCTGCGGATATGTTCGACAACCCTTACTGCGGCGCGGCAATTTTGGGACCGAGCCTGTACTCGCCCCCCTGTGGGTGGGATGAATGTCCCGACTACATTTGTCTCGCGACTGCCTACTGGAACTATGCGCAATGTTGTGCTCACTGGAACAACCAAGCCTGCGCCGCTTACCAGTTGCTATTGAGTGACTATGGGACCAAGTGTACCAATGCAGCGCTCCAGGTTACGGATTGCATGGCAGCCACCAACAACAACGGTCCGTACTGCCGACAAAATTACAAGGACAAGTGCGCCACGGCCAAGGCTGAATTCGATGCCGCAGCTCTAACCCTCGCCATCGACTACGCAAACAATATCTCTGTTTGCGGTTGGGTCTACATGCAGCAATTGCTTGCCTGCCATCCGATTCTCTGCTAACTGCAACAACTGACTCGCCGGACGCGAACAAATCCAGCGAGGGATCAGGGGGCTTGCTGAGCCAGTGAAGGGGATCCTGAGCCCCTTCCCGCCCTGATCCCTCGCCTTCTTTTTGTCAAGAGGTCATCCGCATGGGTATAGGTAAAACTACCGGCTACCAAACAAAGCGCCTGCATCCTCAGGTGTTCTTTGTGGCGGCCAAACCCTCACCAGAGGAGGGCTATGTGTTCCTCAATGACGGTTTACCCATGCGCTCGCTCAGGGAGGCACAGCGCGTGTGGAAAGAGCTACCGGCCCGCTGCGACCCCCTGATTCTCGCTGGATACCGTCCAAATAAAAACGACGTGCCAAGGCTTGCGCATCGTGGGAAGTAGGTACAGACTCAGGGCCTTGCTCGCGCTACACCGAACCCAAAACTGCATCGCATGACCTACACAACCGTTCGCAAAGGATTGAAGCTCCCCGCAGGCAAAGGCTTCGTAGTGCGCGACACGCACGTACTGATCGCTGGACAGGTTGGGGTCATTGGTTCGATGCAAGCCGGCTACGTAGACGATTCGCTCGAAGAGGATTGTTTGTTCTCGGGCGATCCTGACGAACGAGCCACGCCAGAGAATGCTCTCAAACAGAAGGGTCAGAAATGGCCGTCGCGCACGTTCAATCGACGCCGTAGGCGCGTGGTGCGCGTCAAGTTCCGCAACGGCCGTCAAGAGCACGGAGACTACTGCGGATGGGCAGGCGACATGCTGTTTCTCGATTGCATTTTCGAGGGCAACGGCAGCTCAGGGAACCAGGGCGCGCAACGTGAGATGGACTCCATCGGCGGACGCGCCGACAACGTAGCGTGCTTGGTGAGCTTCCAAAATTGCAAGTGGCTCGACAACGCACTTCCGACCGGGACGCGGCAAACATGGTCTTCGTCAATGTTTGCGTGGGACGAAAACATTCGGGAATACTATCCGGACGGACCTTTGATTCTGACTCCGCAAGGGAACCCTCAGAAGGGTCACTTGGTCCGCTCCAAGACTGACCTCGAGTACATCAACGGTGAATTCGTCGGGGGCTACTATCCGCACGACGCAAGCGGCGGCCGGCATTGTTTGTCCACGGGCGGCATCCTGATCCAGGACCGCGAACGCGCACACATCAAGCGTTGCTCGTTCGACTATCCGGCCCCTGACAGGGAGATCGTCCAATTCCGCAACGTTGCGGATGCCTTCATGGAGCCCTGCCTGTTCAAACAGCCTGGCGGCACCGTGGTGCTCCACGACATGGACAATTGCCATGTCAAGATCATGCCCTGCACCGGGATCGATGGCGAGATTCGCCGTCGCGTGCTTGGGTCCCACACGACGACACTTATCACCAAGCTGAGCAAGGGTTACAGCCACTAGGAGATCCCCATGCACCGAAAGAGAATGACTCAAGTTTTCCGCCACTTGTTGCGGAGCATCTTGAACGAGACGAGCGAAGAGCTTGGCCAGCCCTTCGATTCGATCGCCGACTTCATGGCCGATCAGGTAGATGAATTGTGCCAGTTGGCCTTCAGCACTGCCGACTGGAACGATCACAAGATGGACCTTGAAATCATCAAGGCCCGCGATGAGGTCAAGAAGTTCGCCGGACTCAGCGGCAGCCATCCTGACCACAGACACATCCTTGGGGCAATCCAAGGTTCCATGGCCGTGGCCGCTCAAGTCTTCTTCGCCAGCACGCCGAAGTCGGCGTAAAGAACTAGAGCCATGGACAAGCGCAAATACTCCTGTGAGGAGTTAGGCCAGCGGCATGAGCTTTTGTTTGTGCAATCTTTGAAGCTCAACACTGAGCTTCGGATTCTTCAGTACAAACAGAACAAAGATGCCATACGGGGCACCAATCCCTCGGATACAGAGGTCGTGGAAAAGCTCCTCAAGACTCAGATCGAACTCGAGCGCCTACGCGCCGAGAACTACAGGCTCGAGGCCGACATTATCGAGCACAACCTGGAGCACCACTCAGAGGCCTGCAAACAATTCGGCGGCTTCCGGCCAGACTCATTCACAGGCGTCCAAGTCCCCGATAGCCTGCCCCCGCTGTGAGACGATGAAAGCGGTCCAAATCTTCGCCTGCATCCTTGCATTGGTGCTGGCCCTCCCCTTCGGACTTCTCATCATAGCCGGCTATCTAGTCGGCTTTGTTTTTGAAGCCATCTACGGCGGCGCTCGCAAAGGCCAGGAAGCTTTCAAAAAGGTTATCACGTATGCCTCGAAATCCTAGTGCTCATCCGTGGCGATTAGTTGTTTCTGTAGAGCCTGACGGCAAGCCGCGACAGCACAAGGGTTCGTTCGTGAATCTGACTCTAGCGTGCGGCCACGTCCAGAACGTGAGCACATCGCGCATCCCCCAGGGCTTCATGCGTTGTCTGGACTGTCCAAGACAAACCACAACGCCAAGGCCCATGAAAACAATCTCCGAAACACTCACCTCTGTGCCTGGCAAACAATGACCTTCCAAGTACATCGCACCTATCCACAGCCGGATTCGCCGGCAGTCCATCTCGGCCCGCGCGAACGCGCTCTTGCCGTGTTCAAGTACCTGCAAGACCTCGAGCCTGAGGCAGCTATCAAGCATCCTTTGTTCAAGTGCATTGAACATGCCTTCGCTCAAGCCGAGCGCAAGGGCAGCGATCCGGATGGGCTGACGCTGAAGCCTTCCGTGGTGCCTGAACTCTCAGGCCCAGTACCTGCCAAGGTCGCTCCGCTAGACCTCGAGGCACGCATGAAGGGCGAACTCACGGGGCAATGAAGTCCCCCTGCGATAGCTGTGGCATCGTTCTGGAGCACCGGGAGATGCAGACCCTGCCAGGCACACAGCACCGCTTCTGTAGGCACTGCGCCGAGAGCTGCCAGGGATTCGCCCAAGTTAGGGCTAACGCCGGCAGGACCGAGGCGCAAATAATTCAGGAAATCACCCTCCGGTATCCGAAGAGAGGCGTAGCGTTGGTGCAGTCCGGCTCTGGTCCCAGAGCCTTCAAAACCTGCAACAAAGGAACCACATGAACTCTCTGCGATTCTGTCTCGTTACCGCGCTGCTCCTGTGCATGTCATTGTTTGCGTCCGCCTTCGAAGGCGGCAGCGCAATCGGCAGCTTGCCCTCGAATTGGACGATCCTGGTCGGCGCGGAATGGACGAACTTGGATGGCGTCAACGTCATCAACGATGCCAACTCGGGCGGCACTGCGCGCATCAACCCGAAGTACGGCGACAAGGACAGCAAAACCAGCGTCGTCACCAAGAGCGGATTCAAGGGCTCTGTGAGCGGACTTGATTCCAACGACACGACCGACATCGGAGCCACCAACACGGTGACGATCAACACCGACGGCGGCACGGTGAACATCGCAGGCGGCAGCACGGCTACCGTCAACAACGCAAACAACGGCAACAACTGCCATGTCACTCTGCCCAGCGGCGGCAGCGTCGATCTTCCCCCTGGCTCAAGCGCCGTGTTCCACACCTAGACTGAAACAAAGAGGCATCCCATGCACACCCCGAGCGCGTTTGTTCTGGCTCTCAAAGTCCTGCTGATTTCCTGCGCTGCTGCCTGTACCGGCTATTTGCTCGCGCAACATAGCCCCAAGACAGGCGAGGCAAGGTTGGTACAAATCGAACAGGAAACGCCGGAACAACCGCAAGCCCTCGGGGTGTGCTCGCCTATCCAGGCTGTGGAGCAAGACAGTGGCCGACTTAGCACGCAAACAATTCCAGAATCTGGTCAAGACCCAATTTTGCCCCAGGGTCCGGACGCGCGAGACGAAGAAATCGTCAAGCTCAAGGCCCGCATCCGATACCTCGAGGATTGCCTACTCGTTCCCGAGGGGCCGGTATCTAGATGGAAGGCAACACTTCGCCCTTTGGAAGTACCTGATGGGCAAACAATGAGATTGATGGCTGATCTCCTGGCCGATTACCCTATCGTCTTGCAACACGAAGAGGGGCTGTGGCTGGTCGAGCGCATCAAGCACGACGATTGGAAACAATGGGGCGGAACGATCGACGAAGCGATCATTACTTACCTGGGTGTCAAGAGGCTACAGGCAGAACTTACGCCTGAGCAATTCGCGAAGATCACCCAGTAGTCGGCGCGGATTTCCGCGCTTGTGTTCGCCTTCTCCGTTTCCCCTACCTATGCTGCGCGCCCGCCTTGTCTGGTGACAGGGCGAAGTGTCCTGCGCTTCGCGCGTTGCTCCCCTTCGACGCATGAAATCTGGTCCGATCGTCGGCATTATTTTCGACCGAGAGAAAGCTCCTGGAGCCCACAAGCTCTCGGACCTCGGCCCAGATACAGCCGGCAGATACCTATGCGATGAACACCTTCCGCTAGAGGAAGCTTTCAAGCGCGACTGGGACCAAGACGCACACTTTATTGTTTACAGACTCGAGGACGAGGACGGCGAACCGCTGTACGCTCGAGTCACGAAACGCTCTGGTTTCACGGCCGAGCTGCTCCGCAAGGGCGGCAAAGTCGCTGTCACCATGATGGTGTTTGACCACGATTTGCCGAAGCAAGGGGACGCTAAGCAAGAGTGGACCGAGGAAGGCCTGGGCGAGTTCACCAGTTTGCTCGCTCAGGCCGACCTCCCTCCTCCCTCTTGCTGGTACACGACCCTCCACGGCAGTCGATTTGTTTATGTGCTGGAAACGCCGGTTGACCATCTCACCGCTGAGTCGATGGCGCGTTCGATCCGCGATAAATACAAGGCGGCAGGGATCGAGCTGGACAAGTCCTGCGACGATTGGACACGACTATTCCGTCTGCCTCGCACGGTGCGCGAGGACACCGGCCGGCGCTACTCAAACGACGATCGATTTGTTTTCTTGAACGGCGGGCCAGCGCTTGATCCGGAGACGATCGAGGCAAACGACAAGACCGAGGGCGATGTGTTCGCCGAGGTCGATGCCTACAGTGGGGAGCTACCCAGCGTCGAAGAGGTTGATGCTCTACTAGTCAAGGTCGGAGGAAACAAAAAGAGCTACGATAGCGACTGGGTAAAGGTAGCCAAGAAGTACCTGGACGGCCGCGAGTCCTACGACATTTGTTTCAGGCATGCCAAGCTGGACTCCAAGAAGTTCAACGGCAGAAACAATGCAATCGTAAAGATCTCTGGTCAGATCATCGGCATGACAGCGCGCCAGCCTGAAGCAACGCCTGAGGGTATCTATGCCTTGCTCTTCAGCGCATTGGAGCAAATGCAGGTTGAGGATGAGGAAGGTAATGACTGGCACCAAATCGCCTGGGACATCATCTGCCGGATGTGGGCCAACGAGTCAGCCCAGATCGAGGCAGAGAATCGCGAGGCCGAGAAGGCGATCCAGAAGGGCAAGCAAACTCGCGAAGAACTAATCAAACAAATCAAGGCAGACAGGCCAGAGGATGTTCCTGACGACGAGGAAGAGGCCGATGCCTGGTTCCGCCAGCGCATGGTCGCAAGCGACGGTCGCTTGCACCACATCATGCGGACAGACGGCAGCTACAACATCCGGCCCGTGGGTGATTCGATGCTCATTCCGATGATTCGCGAGCTGGGCATGGAGAATGTGATTGAGACCCACGAGATGCGCGGCAAGACATGGACTGTGCGCAGCGCGCAATCGATCTTGAACGACCACGCCACGCCGATCTCGGCCATTGTTTGTTCAGCCACGATCAAGACCGCTTACATCGAAGGTGATCCTGGGCATCGGCTCTTGAACATGCCTGTCCACAGCCTAAACAAAAAGGTTGAGCCGAAGTATGACGAAGAGGTAGAGAAGTGGCTCGAGATCTTCTTTGGGGACAAGTACGACCTTGGAATCATGTGGCTGGCCTGGGCCTTGGAAACAAACGCGCCGATCTGCGCGCTGAATCTGTTCGGAGCCCCAGGCACAGGTAAAGGGATGCTTGCGGCAGGCCTGGCCGAATGCTTTGCCGGCGAAAAGTTCAACAATGGCACGGCCCTTGGCAAATACAACGCCGGCTTGCTCGACACACCCGTGGTGAATTGCGACGAAGGCGTGCCGAACATCAAGAGCGACGAAGCGCTACCGCTCGATCAAGCATTCCGAACGATGGTCTCTGGCGGAAACGTAATGATCCGCTCCATGTACCAGAACCCGTTCATGGCGAGGATCTACCCTCGTATTTTGTTTACGTCGAATGACAAAGACATTCTCCGCTCGATCGTCGGGCACCGTGACCTCACCGACGATGACATTCGGGCCGTGGAGATTCGCTTGCTGTCGATCGAGGTTGGGCCAAAGGCGCGCGATTACCTGACAGCGCACGGAAACTATCGCTTCACTTCAGGCTGGGTCCAGGGCAAGCACAAGAGCCAGTACAAACTCGCTGGCCACATCCGTTGGCTGTACGAGAACCGCACAACGGACCCGTACGGCAGCGGCCGGCTCCTGGTGGAGGGTGAAGTAGAGACCTCGCTTGTGCGCGGCATGCGCCTGCGTAGCTCCAGCTCACAAGCCGTGGTGAAGGCCCTCATCAAGATGATCGAAGGGAACAACGGAAACAAAAATGCCCTCACGATTTGGAAGAGCCGAGTATTCGTCACGGCTGCCGGCGTCCACGATTACATCATGGGGCCTATGCACGGCATCCACGAGGAGATCAGCCTGCCTCGCACAGGCCAGGTTTTGCGTCAGTTTGCGATCACAAGTCCCAACGGAAACAAAAAACTGAGCTTTGGCACTGGCCGAGCGCGCTGGGTCGAGATAGACTTGGGCATCCTCTTGGAAGAGGCCCTTCGCTACGGCACCGTCTGTGGCAAGGTCGAGCGGTTGCTGAGCGAACAACCCAACGGGAAGTACAAGATCGCGGCTGCGATGGCGCACTCTGGACAAGACTGAAACAATGATCGCCAAGGCGAAGCCGATACACAGCTCAGCGTCTCAATTCGAGACGTTCGATCTGTGCAACCGCAAGTGGTGGTTTGAGAAGACCCTCAAGCTGCCGACTGCGGAGAAGCCTTACTTCACGTTCGGCACAGTGCTGCACGCCTGTATCGAGCGCTGGCTACTCGCGACGGACAACGGCCGTGTGCCTTGGAAAGAGACGCCTTGGGCTATTGTTCACCAGCCTGATTACGGAGACATCTACACCGATGGCCCCTTCATCGGCCAGAGTCCAAACGACCCGGTAGAGATTTTTCCTGAGGGCTGGGAAACAATCACAGAGGGAAAAAAGTCCGCTTCAGTCACGCCGAACGAGGCCCGCCTGATCCGTCGATTGTTTCAGGACGCGATCGAGAAGGGCATCCTCGAGCGGCACCCTGACGTGGGTGTCGAGCACGAGATCAATCTGCCCCTCACCAAGGGGGTGATCCTCACAGGCTTCCTGGACTTCTATCTGCCCCGCTCGAGCGAGCGCCCCATCCCCGAGATCCACGACCACAAGAGCTTTGGCGAGTCTTCCAAGCGCTACCTGAAGCAACCTGGCCAGACGGACGCCAACGGCAACCTGGTGCCAGTCCAGAAGCACTATGTTTCCGGCGACGGAACCAGCCCGAACGATGTCGCGCACAATCAACAGCTCCTGACCTACGCCTGGGCCATCTCCCAACTGGAGCAATACACTGGCCCGGTCAAGGTCAGACACAATCAATTCCCCAAGTTCGAGGACCCGAAGGGGGTTCGCAAGGTCGAATCCCTCATCGGTGCCAAGCGCATCGCCGAGCACGGGAGCTGGCTAAAACAAAAAACATTGGACATGTTGCGTGTCCGTGGTATAAAACAATGGCAGGACACACCGAGGCCGGCTACGGCGGAAGCTTGTAGCGCGTTCGGGGGATGCCCCTTCCTTGAAATCTGTGGACGCAGGGCTACACCTGAGGTATACAGAAACAAAGTCGAACGATTGAACGCGCAACGGGCCGCAAAACAAAGACCGAACCTACCCCTTCGCCCTAAGAAGCGAGCAAACAAAAAGAAAGAGACTATGGGAACGAACATCTTCGCAGGTCGCAAGGACACCAAAACGACCACGAAAACGGCCGTTGCGGCAACAAAGGGCAAGGCCAAGCCTGCCATCAACCCCAAGGACGAAGAGCCGGAAGAGGAAGAAGCCGAGGCCGAGGAGTCATCCGAGGTTCCCCCGCCGTGGGCCAACTCGAAGTGCAACGCCTGCAAAGGCAAGGGCTTCAACTCCAAGGGTCGCCCCTGCCCGATTTGCGACGGCAAGGCCAAGCAAAACAAGACGGCAATGTCAAGCATGTACGAGGTCGAGCTGACAACCGAGCCGATGACGGCAACGGCGAAGGACGACTTCGAGGATGCCCTGACCGAGCTGGGGGCACCCCTGTTCTGGTCCGCTGACGGGGAAGGCATGGAAGCTGCCGCAGACGCGGCCCCTGACGAGGACGAAGAAGAGGCCGAGGAAGAAGAGGCCGAGGATGAGCCCGCCCCCAAGGCCCGCGTGGGAGCCCGCAGGGGCGCTGCCGCAGCGGGACCGGCAAAGAACTATGCCGAGGAGCCCGACGCAGGCCCCAAGGCGAACGGGCGGCCCCGTGCCGGCCCCTGGATCTTCATGGGCACCGCGATGCTGCGCGGGCCGACGCGCCCCATGGTGACGGCCCAAGAGCTGATGGTGCGCTACGGCGCGGACCTCGCGGCCGAGATGGGTGCCGAGCACTTCATGGAGCTGGATCAGAAGAAGCGCCAGGATCGCCTGAAGCAAGCTGGGCCGGCGATCTGCGAGGGTCTTGGGCGCACCATCGTGGTGTTCCCTGGTGGCACGAACGACTTCGATCTGGTCGCCTTGTTCAACGCGCTCGCGCCGCACGCGGAGCTTGTTGTGGAGCGTCTCGGCTAATGGACCCGATGCTTTCACCGTCGCAGCCTCTGGCGTCGCAGTACGAGGAGTACATGCGATCTCAAGCTGCGGCGCTGTCGGCATGGCGCGATGCCTGCCATCGCTGCTCTGCTGAGCACGGCTTCTGGGACGACCCCAAGCCGAACCTGGCCGAGAAGGTGGCGCTGATCCATTCAGAAGCCAGTGAACTCCTCGAGGCTTTCCGCAAAGATCCCACAGCCGATTGCGGCAAACAAATCAGCGGCAAGCCGATTGGCCTGACTCTCGAGGAAGAGGAAATGGCCGACATTATGATCCGCGTGTTCGACCTCGCGGCGCATCGCAAAATCGACATCGGCCGAGCGGTAAGGCTGAAGTACGAATACAACCTGACCCGGCCGCACAAACACGGCAAGAAGTTCTAGAGGCAAACATGTCGCAGAGAATCGAGTTCGACAAGAAACACCAGGCGGACGTTCACGATTTGTACGTGAACAAAAAGATGTCCGTCTACAAGGTCGCTGAGCTTTACGGCTTGGCCCCGGTCACGATCCTGCGCGAGCTGCATCGCCAGAAGATCAAGATGCGCTCACGCGGCCGGCAGTCTGAAGATCCCAAGGAACAAAAGCTGGCGAAGAAGCAAGGTCCCACGGGCAAGCGTGCCAAAGCCAAGCCTGCGCCGAAGGGAAAATCGAAGCCGAAGACGAAGGCCAAGAAACCGAGGGCTGTGAAGCCAACGGCGAAGAAAGCCCCGGTGACGAACAAAGCCCCGACGAAAGCCAAGTCCAAGCCGCGCAGCAAAAAGAAAAAGGCCGCCTGAGTCATGCGGGTCGATCCGTACGCAAAGGTTCGCGGGGTCCGTAGGGACACCGCAGCCTCGCTCGAGATCGACCGTATCACCGAGCTGCCGATTGTCGAGCATCCGACCTCTGAAGAGATCGAGGCATTCTGCAAAGAGGAAGTGGATGCTCGACATTACGAGGACGGCTTCCGCCTGTTCGCAACACAGGTCGGGGCCGTCCTCGCTTGGGACTTGTACGAAGGACTTTTCGCCCCCATCGGTGTTGGCTGGGGTAAAACCCTGATCGCCTTGATGATCGCGAACCGGGCCTTTGTAAACAAAACCAGCAAGCGCTCCATGCTGTGGGTCCCGCCCCAGGTTTATTTGCAGCTCACGCGCACCGATATCCCCTGGGCGCGACGACGCGTATCGATCAAGGTGCCGTTCATCCTCCTGGGCGGCAGGCCCAAGGCAGAGCGACTCGCGATTGCGCGCAGTGGCAAAGCTGGATGCTATATCACCACGTATTCTCAGCTCTCAACTCAGGACGCGGAAGAGGTCTTGACGAAGATCAGCCCAGACCTCTGCATTCTTGACGAAGCACACTCGGTCAAAAACCCCACGGCTGCGCGAACAAAAAGGTTGCTGCGCTACTTGATGCAGGCGCAGCCGCGCGTCGTGGCACTCTCTGGAACAATCACTTCCAAGTCGATCAAAGACTACCACCACCTGATCTCCTATGCCCTCAGAGAAAATTGTCCCTTACCGATGGACCCTGCCCTCGCGGTCAATTGGTCGTACGTCCTTGATGCGGAAGCAGATCCTAGCGATGCTCAAGTCGGGCCAATCCGTCCTATTGTTGCATGGGCCAGGAAGCACTTTCCTAAACAAAAGCTTCCTGGAGGAGTCCCAGGTTTCCGTAAGGCGTACAAGCTTCGGCTCAATTCTGCGCCCGGGGTGGTTTCCACTGGTGACGCGCAACTAGGTGTCAGCCTGGTGATCGAGAATCTTCCCGTGCCCGACCACAAGAATGCGGAGGGCTTCGAGAAACTGTCCGAGCTAATCAAGCAAGTCGAAGAGCTGTGGCTGACTCCTTCTGGCGATGAGATCGACTACGGTTTTCACAAGTGGCGCTATTTGTTTGAGTTGACTGCTGGATTCTATTACCACCAACGCTGGCCCACGCCGGCAGAATTGATCGCACGCGCCAAGCTGACTGTCGCTGAAGCCGAGGCCTACTTGGACGGCGCACAGGATCACCACGAGGCGCTCCAGGAGTATCACCGTGCGCTGCGCAAGTGGCTAGAAAGACGGTCAAGGCCACGCTTGGATACCCCCTTCCTGGTCGGCGCGGACATGGCAGCCCACGGTGCAACAAACGTCGGCGAGGATTTGTTTGCAATCTGGCGCACCGCGAAGGATCTAGAATTCGACGACATGCCCAAGCGCTTATCAGAGCCCGTGCGGATCTGCGACTACAAGATCAGGCACGCGATCCAGTGGGCGCAAGAGCGCAAGAGCGGCGGGATCATTTGGTTTCACCACGACGATCTGGGCCGTTGGATGACGGCCGAGCTGATCGAGTCTGGTATCGATGCGATCTGGTGTCCGAGTGATAGCATCCGCAAGGGAACAAATCAGATCGTAGGCACGGCCGGCGAAGGCGGCGAGAACAGCGACAAGATCTTGGTGTGCTCCATCGGGGGCCATGGCCAGGGCAAGAACCTGCAAGCGTTTCAGGATCAATTGTTTCTGCAATTTCCTAGGGAAGCCCTGAAGATGGAACAGACAATCGGCCGCATGCACCGCAACGGGCAGAAGGCGGACGAGTTGATTGTTCACACGATGAACACGATTCTGTTCGACAGCTTGAACATGGCCGCGTGCCTGATCGACACGCTTTATATGCAGCAAACAACTGGCGCGCGGTACAAGCTGCTGTATGCTTCGTACAACCCGCTGCCGAAGATCTACCCCGACGACTTCTTGCGTGAGCGGGGCTTTGTGGATGTGGCGATGCTGGACAAGGAAGCTCGACAGGCCCTCGAGGAAAAATTTGGGCCACTGGAACAATGAAAGTATCAGAACTTATTTCGAAGCTCGAGGCTCTCCCGCCTACCATGAAAATTCATGTGTTTACATCCTTCTGCGAGTACGGTACTCCAGATGTCTCGCTTGTCAGCCAGAAAGGCAGGATCAAACTCGCAACGATCACGGCGAAGGAAGACGAGTAAAACAATAGCTAGGTACTTTGCTCGTCTGACTGCGATCTGATACACTTCCCTCGCTGGGCAACCGGCATTCACTATCCAAGCAACAAAACACAAGGACACTACTCATGGGCGCTTTCTCAGGCATGAAGGACGCGAAGCGTGGCTTCAACTCCAATCCCCTCCTCCCCGGCCGCTACCTGGTGCGGATTGATGAGTGCGCGTTTTTCGACACGGACAAGAACGGCGAGATGTGGAAGAACACGCTCACCATCCTTGCGGTCGATGAAGGCGAGCACAAAGTTGGTGAGGTCGTCAACACCTTCTTCAAGACCAAGCCGGGCAAGAAGATCTTCCAACAAAACGTCAAGAGTTTCATCGGCACGATCATGGAGTGCAGCGACGAAGATATTGACGAGGACTACACCAAGGAAGCCTGCTCCGAAGAGAGCCCACTGCTGGGCCTCTGCACCGTGGTGACGGCACGCCAGCGCCCCTCGAAGAGCGCGACCGATGACGAAGGCAATCCGTACCTATACACGACCTACTCTTGGTCCCCGCAGGTTTCGGCCGAAGATGTGAAGTCGTCCATGGAGCCGGCCGATTTCAAGAGGATCTTTCCCAAGGGCCTGAAGTAGGCAGACCGGCGTTTCGACGCTAAGTAGCTGCATCGGCGGTCGGCCGTATCGCTTGAAAAAGCATCTGTCGGCCGCCTTTCAAACAATATGGAACTAGCATTCGACACAGAAACATTTCGCATCGGGCCGAAGTGCCTGGCACCCAAGATGGTATGCGCGTCCTTCGCGCACCTTGACGAAGCCGGCAGCCCGTACAGCTATTTGTTTGGGAATCACCCAGACGATGGTGTCGAAGAGCGCCTCTACAAAGCACTCAAGGATGAGTCTCTGAAGAAGATCACGCACGCTGGCGGCTACGACTACCTGGTGGTCATGGCGAGCTACCCTGATCTGATCCCCGTGGTGTTTGATGCGCTCGAGTCAGGTGCTTGCACCGACACGATCGTGCGTGAGAAGCTCCTCAACCTGTCGCGCACGGGAAACCTCGAGAACTACCGCACGCCTGATGGCCGTGACGTTCACATTGGTTACTCACTTGCGGACTTCGGCAAACAATACCTGGGCAAGGACCGCACCGAAGAGAAGGCAGAACAGGACGGCTGGCGACTCAACTTCGACACTTTGGACGGCATCAAGGCCGTTGACTATCCAGAGGACGCGGCCGAGTACGCCAAGGAAGATGCCGTTGATACTCTGCTGGTTTACCTCGCTCAGGATGAGGTCTTGGCCCAAGATCCACACCTGAGCGTGGCTACTGCGGAGTTCCAGCTCTACAGCAGCGTTGCCCTGCGCTTTATGACTGCCTGGGGCATGAAGGTAAACAAAGCCGCTGTACGTGACATGCGTACGCGGGTGTACAAGATCCTTCAGGCAAATGAGAAGGGCCTCACCAAGGCTGGCATCCTTCAGCCCAGCCGGCCGGCAGTGCCGAAGAAGACGCAGCTCAAGCGCGCTCTGGATCTCATCAAAGCCAAGGATCGATCGCAGCCCCTTGCGATTCAGTGGGAACAATTCGCTGAGAAGCTGTCCCGCGACAAGATCTATCTTTGCAAGCCGAAGCCCGCCAAGATCAATCAGAAGCCACTGCAAGAGCATGCGGCCAAGGTGTTCAAGAAGCTGGGCAAACTGCCCGACATGACTGCGGGCGGCGTGCGCGAGCCCAAGATCAAGCTGGACGGCGAAGTCATCGACATGCTGGCGCTGCACGATTCTGTGTTCGCGGAGTACGCGAATCGCCAGCACTTGAGCAAGCTATCCACGGGTCAGATCCCCGTGCTCGAGTCCGGCGACGTGATCCACTTCAACTACAACGAGCTGGTGGAAACCGGCCGCACGTCCAGCTACGGATCACGCAAAGGCAAGACGGCTTTGTATCCGAGCACCAACGGCCAGAACGTGCCGAAGGAAATCGAGGGCATCGATCCGCGCGCAGCCTATATGCCTCGCCCTGGTACAGTGTTCTTTGACGTGGACGGATCGGGCCTCGAGCTTGCCTGCGTCGGTCAGACTACCTACGATTTGTTTGGGACGTCTGTTCACTTGACACGCTACAACGCCAAGGTGGACCTTCACGCCTACCTGGGCTCGAGCCTGGTGTACCAGTTTTGCAATGACGGCATCGGCAAGGAATTCATTCAAGGCTGCCGCACCGAGGGGCTCCTGAGCGATCCGATGGACCTCTACCAGGCCTTCAGCGATTGCAAGAAGCACAAGAGCGAAGAGGTTGTTGCTTTCTACAAGCACTGGCGCGACTTCGCCAAGCCAACAGGCCTGGGGTTCCCTGGCGGCCTTGGGCCGGCAACAATGGTCGAGTTCGCGCGCACCACGTACGGCGTGGTAATGACCGAGGAGGAGGCGTACGAAGGCCGTGAGGTCTGGCGCAAGACCTACCCCGAGATGCCGCCTTACTTCAAGTGGGTCGAAGCTCAGGTTGATGAGTACAACTCGGGCTCAGAGACGCTTTACGAGTACACCACACCGCTGGGGATGGTGCGACGCGGCGCTACGTTCTGCTCGCTCGCCAACGGCAAGGCCATGCAATCCCCTGGTGCCGAGGGCATGAAGCTATCGGTCATTCGCGTTGTTCGCGAGTGCTACGACCACACGTTGGGCAGCGTATTGTTTGGGTGTCGTCCGATCGCCTTCGTCCACGATCAAATCATTGGCGAGACGACTCGGGACAAGAAGCTGTGGCATGCACAGTGCATGCGCGTGAGCGAGATCATTTGTGAAACAATGAAGTTGGTCCTGCCAGATATCGACTTCCGTTGTGACGAGGCGCACTTGACTGAAGTGTGGTCGAAGAAGTCCAAGCCGACGTTCGACAAGAAGGGCCTATTGATTCCGTGGAGGCTGAGCGCGTGATAGGCGACACTGCAACGATAGTCCAACAGCGAGAGACGTGTGATTTCCAATGCACCAAGCTCTGCATCATTGTTCAATGTATCTATAACAGCGACAATGGAGTCTACATAATTGCAAGTTGTTCTGAGCACTACGGGATGCTCAAATGATCTTGGACACTGTAAACAATCATGTGAGAATTGATGGCGACGGCCGACACATTCCGAACATCTAAATTGCAACCCGAAGACCCCTCAACAATTACCAAAACCCCGATGAGAAAGCTTATTGTTTTAGTGTTGGCCGCGCTGTTCCTGGGCAGCTTGCTGAGCTTCACTCCGCGTAGCGTGGCCGCCCCTGCGTTGGCCTCATTCTCCCACACCGAATGCAACCGCTACTGCAATTTCGACGTGACAACGGTTGCCCTTCCGTGGCCGTCATGCACGAACCAGCCAGGCTGCTCAGTCAATATGAATTGTTTGTTTTCGTGCTGGGCCACGTACCAAGCGAAGCTGGTGCAGATCAACGCAGATGAGTGCGCCGAGTGCGAGAGCTTCAACACCACGGTTGACGGCATGATGGTCAGCGCAGCGGCCAAGCGCGAACGCTGCCTTGTCGGCTGCACCACTGCGGATCAAATCGCCGACTGCTGGGCAACGTACAACGAAACCGTCGCCAACTACGACGACTTCCGCTCGTTGATGAATGGGGCCTTCGCAACCTCCACAGACTTGGAGGAGAAGGCAGCTAGAGAAAATTGCGAGGCTTGCGTCGAAAACTGCTGCGACTGCTAGGCAAACAAAAACCATCCAATGATCCGTCCCGGCTACACAATCGAAGTCGAGCTGCAACTCGGCGAGATCATTGGATGGTTTCCTCTCGGCAAGCCGCGTCCCACGCTCAGCGCAGCTCGCGCAGCGCTTCAGGCCTGCCGCAAGATTCCCAAGTACAACGCCAGCCGCATGCGTATATTATGTGGTCAAGACCTTCTTTTAGAGGTCAACCCTGGTGATCCTCCTGTCATTCCCCTGAGCTAACACAAACAATGTCCCATATGATGCTTGACCTCGAGACGCTCGGTACAGGACCGAACGCCGCAATTTGTTCCATCGGCGCGCTGCGGTTTGATCCGCTGAAGCTGAAGATCATGGAGCCCCGCGACACCAGGGCTTTTCACGTCCTGATCGACCTTGAGGGCAGCGCCTCACCTGGCAACATTGAGCCCTCTACCGTCAAGTGGTGGATGTCACAAACCGAACAGGCCCGTGTTGCATTGTTTGGGCAACCAAAGGACAAGTACGTTACCCTTGGCTCAGCACTGCGCCGACTACAGGACTGGTGCCAGATTCACGGCGAGCCGATCACCAGTGTATGGTCGAACGGACCGCTATTCGATGAGCGCCTGATCGATGAGGCTTGCGCACGCCACGATCTGAAGAGCCCCTTCGACTTCCGCGCTAGTCGGTGCTTCCGAACGATCTCGCAGATGGTGGCGGACAAGGGCCCCGACCTGAAGAAGTTGAAAGCCAAGTTCTCTGAGGAGTTGAAGGAACGCAACTGGCCTCTAGAACAACATGAATTGATCGCGCACAGCGCCGTCGATGACTGCTATACCCAGGCGTACGCTGTCTGTCGCTTCTATCAGATCCTGGACATCTGCCCGGAGCGCACCAAGATCACCGGCTGGAGTCGCCTCTAATGCCCTGCATCGAATACGTCCAGAAGCGCTTCAATCGTAAGGCCACGGCTATGATTGAAAACGCAAACAAAATCATCGCCGAGTATTCAGCCGCAGGCTTCGTGCTCACGCTGCGCCAGCTCTACTATCAGTTTGTAGCCAGGGAGTTGATCCCGAACAATCTCAAGAGTTACAAGACCCTCGGTGTCACGATCAACAACGCACGTCTCGCCGGCCGCGTGGATTGGAACGCGATCGAGGACCGTACGCGCAACCTGCGCGGCAAGTCGCACTGGGCTGATCCTGGCGAAGTGATCCAGTTGGCGGCAGACGGCTACAGCCTTGATCTGTGGGAAAGCCAGCCGCACCAAGCGGAGGTCTGGATCGAGAAGGACGCGCTCACCGGGGTGATTGAGCGCGTGTGCGACCAGTACGATGTGCCTTACTTCTCCTGCCGTGGCTACACGTCCCAGTCCGAGTTGTGGCGCGCAGCCATGCGCCACATCGACTATGCCAAGCCAGTGGTCGTGATTCATCTTGGGGACCACGATCCGAGCGGCATCGACATGACACGCGACATCGAAGATCGCCTGGCTTTGTTTGGTGCCGAGACAGAGATCCAGCGCATCGCGCTCAACATGGATCAGGTGAAGAAGTACAAGCTGCCGCCGAACCCGGCCAAGGCATCGGACAGCCGTTTCAAAGAGTACAAGAAGACCCACGGCATTCGCTGTTGGGAGCTTGACGCACTTGATCCCAAGCGCATTGAAACAATGCTCGAGTCGCGGATCAAAGCGCTGCTGGTCAAGAAGCTGTGGGAGGCCAAGGTTGCAGATCAGGAGCTTGATCGCAGTCTTTTGTTGAAGTGCTCTGACCACTGGAACAGCGTAGAGAAATTCCTGGCGAAGAAGAAATGAGCAATCACTACGACTATTTGTTTGGGAAGTATCCTGACTGCCAGCCTGCGCAAACATTTCAGAAGATGTGCGAGGAAACAAAGGATAACTTTTACGAAGCTTTGCGAAGCTACAGACCTCGCAGTAGTTCGGAGATCATCGAAGAGCGAGTGTTCAAAGGCCGCCCGATGTGGCTTGCCTACAGAGTGTGCTCAACCTGCAACAAAAGCTTCGCCACGATCACGGACACTGAGAGCGATCTGCCTGTGGACCTCCAGCGGACAATGCTTGATTGCATGGTCATGGAGTTCTATCCCAGCCACATCGGAGCTGTACTCCTCACGATCCATCAAGATGGAGGACCACAAGTTATTCACATAGCCAAAACAATCTGTGACTGTGGTAACGAGAGACAATTGCAGTACGCATTCAGGCGTCTAAACAATGCCGTCACGCGCCACAAGCCCATGCGTACCCTGCTGGTCTGCCCCAAGTGCAACTACAGACACATGGACCTTGGCGAATGGGCCACGCGCCCGCACCACACGCACGAGTGCCAAGAGTGCAAATTCAAATGGCGCGTGGAACCATACTGTGTGGGGGTCTAAACAATGACAACCTTCGTCGGCATCGACCCCGATCTGCATTGCACCGCTATCGCAACGTGGGACCATCTTCACAATCAGCCGGAACACGCATGGGTAGTGAAGACGCCGAAGTCCAAGGGCACTCAGCAACAATCTGTGCAACTGCACATAGCTGATTTGTTTCAAGGCATCCCTTTGTTTCCACGGTGCAATGACATTCATTTCTTCGCCGTGGAGGCGCAGACCCTTCAGCGGACTGGTGGCAACATCCACACCCGTCCGCAAGACATTGTTGTGCTTGGCAACGTAGCTGGTGCAATCCTGGGAATCCTTCGCGGCCGTGGCTATCACCACGTTGAATTCCCGGCACCGGAGCTGTGGAAAGGCGGCGTCGCGAAGTCAGCGATGCAAGCGCGGCTTTACCAGCAACTAGGCATGGGATATGTTCTGCACGGCAAAGGCTCTGCTGCCTACGCCGTCCCTGAGCGCATCCCGCACCACCTGAGCAACATCAAAGGCCAGGAGTGGAAGCACGTCGGTGACGCGATCCTGCTGGCCCGCTGGGCCTACTGGCAAACCCTCCCAAACAAAGGCAAGCGTCGTGGTCGAACAAAAACCTGAGGATGCGCGGCAAGGTCCGCGATGGGCAATCTTCTCCTGGCTGATCCTGCGCAACTCGGATCTCTCGCTCTACCTCAAGCGCTTCAGGATCATTCAGACCCCTTGGTTTGGTGTGTATATCCACTGGATCTACAGCACGGATTCCGGCCGCGACTTGCACGATCATCCCTGGCCCTTCGTCAGCGTCTTGCTGCGCGGCTGGTACACCGAACAGATCGCTACGGAGCTGGCCGAGAATCGTTTGTTTGTCACCGAACATGCCGTGCAATGGATCAATCGAAAGCCGGCTACGGGCCTTCACCGAATCACATGGCTGTCGCGTACACCGATAGTTACTTTGGTATTCGCCGGCCGCCGCTGTCGCGAATGGGGCTTCATGCGCGAGGATGGCGTGTGGGTTATTGCCGAGAAGTATTTCAAGCAAGGCAACGGCATGTGGAAAGAATCCAAGCTGCCGGTCTAATGGAAAAGCCGGCAACAGCTCAACTGGATCAAACGCCGTGCGGCACTTGCATGTACACGATCAGGTACACAAGGTACGACAGCTACACCAAGAAGCGCAAACAATTCTGCGCGTGCTGCGGCGGCCAGTTTTATCCGCACTACCAGACGCCTGAGTTCCCTACAGATGGCCCGTGGCCTCCGATCGCTCCCCCTGCAAGTCAGGGTCGGTGTCAACAAGGTCCTGGATAAAGTCGTCAAACTCGGCCAAGACCACATCTGAGGCCCTGTCTGCTGCCCCGCGCGCCAGCTCTTCGAAGAAGGGTCTGGCTTTCGCGGGGCCGACTGTATCCAGCACAAACATAAACGGCCCCTCGCCGTTCGCGCGACGGCGCGCGTTCTCGGCCAGGCCCGCCTGATAGTCTTCCTTGGTGAGCCGAATAATGTCCGTCGCGCGCACCGGATAGCCGTTCACCAGGCGAGGGTCATCTTTCGGATCGGCAAAGAAGACAAGTTTGTTTGCGTTGACCGGCACCAACGGCCCGCGCCCGTCGTGGTAGTACACGGCCCAGTAGTGCGGAATGAAAAGCTCAGCTCGAGCTTCAGGCGCGTCCACGATCAGCTCGAGCGCGTCTCGCAGCGTCTTGGAGCCAATGAAGGCTTTGACTCGTTCCATCTCCTCTGCGCCTAGACGCTCGAGGATGCGCTCGTACATCCGGCGCACTTTGCCGGCGCGCTCGAGTTCGCTCGCCATTACTTCTTCGGCTTGGGCTTGACGGTAGCCTTCTTACGATCGCCGGCCTTGCGATCTTTGCCGCTGCCCAGGAGCCCGTCGTTTGGATTGCGGTCCGAGGTCGCAAGCGGTTCCTTCATGCGGCTGAGCGTGTCCTGCGCGCCCAACGTCATGCCGTCCAGCACGGTGTTGAAGCCGTTGCCAGGCTGAAGGAAGATCGGCTGCCCGTTCTCGTCCGTGGCACCCATGGCGCTCATCGGATCCATCGGATTCGGCTTGGGTTTGTTTGTCTCCCCGAGGAATTGCGCGCTAGTAAGCGTCTTCGGCTTGCCCTCGGGTTGCGCCAGCTTGATGCCGCTTCCCAAGGTCTGCGCAAACATCGCGCTGAAGATCTTCTGTGCCTGTCCCAGCTTGCGCTTCTGGAACAATAGCAGCGCATTCGGGCCTTCGTTCGCAGCGCCGATCTTGCCAGGCAAAAGGATGTTGGCCAGGATCGGCGGAACGCCGTGGGCCGTGGCGATGTTCATGGCCAGTGCCATGGAGTTATCCGCGAAGGCGTCCTTGCCCTGATCGTCCATCGCAAGCTTCTCGACTTGCACCTTGATCCCTTCAGCATCCCCAGGGATGTGGACCGCACCAGTACGGTGCGAGTTCCCAAGGCCACGGTTGGCCGCCATCATGGCTTCGATTTGTTTCCAAGCTTTGTCGCCCAGGTTCTTGCCGATCAGGAACAGCAAGAACTCGGGCACGCCGCGATTGAAGAAGAAATCGAATTCGTGCTGCGTCATGCACTGCACAAGTTCGATCGAAGGCGTAGCGCTCAGGTAGTCGGGGAAGCCGTAGAACCAGGAACGGTTCGTGGGTTGGCGGATGTGGATGAGCGACGAGTTCACCACGGCACCGATGGAGCGACGACGTAGCCTTGCATCATTGGCATTCAAGCTGCCCTGAGCCTCGCGAACTCCAGTGCCTTCGCTCTCTTTGTTTGGCTTGCCTACGGACTTGTCCGTGACATTGAAGCGCTCGCGCATGTCCTTCAAATCACCGAAGCGGGCCATCTGGGTTTGGTAGGCTAGGCCCTCACCTTGCACCACGTAATGCCAATCGCGCGCGTTGTCTTGCTCCTCAACCTCAACGTGAACTTGGATCGCGTCGATGTGATTGATTCCGACGATTACGTTCAAGTCGTCGTCATCGTGTACCAGCTCAATGAAAGCATCGCCACCTTCCCAATAGTCCTGCCCCGCTGCGGTCAGAACGTCTTGCCAGGAGAAGCGCGTGAGAGGGTCTAGAGTCTTGTGGATCGCCTGATCCCTGTGACCCAGGCCCAGCGTAGATGTCACCTTGGCATCGATGCAAACAGCGTGCGTCGGGTTGAACTCGAGTAGTTCCCTGGCGTTTTGTTTGTTTATCAGATGGGGACGCACCCCACTTGACACACCTTGATTCGAAGGCGTGTCACCCGTCACATCCTCGGTGTTCTTGTCGTTGACAGGGAGCTTCTCTGCCTTGTGCAACTTGCGCAGCAGCGAGCCTTCGTCTTTGTACAGATCCTGGTTCTTGCGCTCGTGAATCGAGACGCGGCCGGTCGGTTCAATGTTGGCGCTTCCGTTCCTGACTTCAACGTCCATGGTGTCCTATCGGGATAGCTGTATCCCTGCGCTTTGGAATCTCGGCATTTGGATCGCCCGCTTCGATCGTATCTGTCAGGGATGTACCTTGCCATGAAGAAAATCAAGCGCGCCAAGATTACGTGCGTGGCCCTGTGCCGGCGCGGAAAGAACGGCCTCAAGACCCTCTTCAAATCCGACAAGGCGGGCGGCGACGAAGGAACAATCGAGATGCAGACCTTGGTGAAGGGCGACCGCATCGAAGAGGGCGAATTGCTGGCCGTGGTGTACGCACCGAACAAGCCCGACAGCGACGGAGACTTCGCCGAGGCCTCGGTCATCAAGAAGATGCAGCGCGATTACATGCGCGACTTCCAAGAAATCGACATCGAACACGAAGGTGAGAAGCTCACCAAGTCCCAGGCTTACCTGGCGGAATCATTCATCGTCGCGAAGGGTGACGAGAGATTCAAAAACTGGAAACAATACGACGGCAAGCCCGCTGGTGATCTCACCGGAGCATGGGGCGCCGTTTTCCAGATCGACGACCCCGCACTCCGTAAAGCCTTCCGCGAGGAAGGTTGGGATGGCGTTTCATTGTTCGGCACCGCAGCCGTCGAGCAAGTAGACACAAAGGCTGCATCCCAGCGCGTTGCCGAGCGATTGAGCGCGGCACTCGGCAAGAAGGACAAGATCAAAATGGACAAGGAAGAACTGCTGGCACTCCTGAAGGCGCACACGGAAGAAATCCGCACGCTGCTCAAGGGATCTGTCAAGACCGAGGAAACAAAGCCGGCCATCAAGGCCGAAATCGTTCCCCCGGATTTCGAAGGCGATCCTTCGAACCCCGTCGATCTCGAGAAATTCGAGAAGTCGATGCGCGTGTACGAACTCAAGACCAAGCTTGCGGCCGGCAAGTTGACGGCGGCCGAGATCTCGGAAATGCGCAAGTCGCTGCTCGAGACCGAACCGACCGACGACGAGGCGAATGTCGAGAAGAGCGACACCCAGGAAGTCAAGGTGCTGAAGCGCCAGCTCTTCAAGGCGAAGAAGCGCACCAACGCTCCGGAAAAGATCAAGAAGTCGGAAGACGACGAAGATTCCAGCGACGAGACGACCTTGCACAAGTCGCGCGTCAAGGAAGGCCAATCGATCGGCGAGATCATCGCGGAGCGTCGCGGCTACGCCAGATCGACGAAGAAGTCCGACTGATCTTCAGTCCTCAGACTGACTGAAACAAACCCAAGCACACAAAAACAAACCAAGGAATACGTAAGTCACATGACACTTCAACCGAAAGAATTGTGGGGTCCCGAGGTCGCGCAAACCCAGGCCCTGCGAGCCTTCCCCAGCGCCAACGGGATCTACCCTGGCACCTTGGCCCAGCAAGGATCGGCCACTGCGATGCCAAACCTGACGCCGCTGTACATCGACAACACCACGAAGACGTGGAAGGTTTGGGTCGGTGAGACGGACGAGATCAACACCATTACCGCGCACGCCGCCACGCCGGCAACGGCTGGCGACTTCACCCTCACGGTGAACGGCGTCACCAGCGCTCCCATCGCGTTCAACGCCACGGCCGCGATCATCCAAGCGGCGCTCGAGGCGATGAGCAACATCGCCCCTGGCGACGTGACGGCCGTTGCCACCACTGGTGCAAACCTGGGTGTGGCGAGCGCCGTGGTCACGCTGAATTGGGGCGGCACCCTCGCCGGCCAAGACATCACGATCACGGCCGACTTCACCGGGATCTCCGCAGGTAGCGACCCCGTGTTGGCCACCAGCCAGGCTGGCGACGCAACTCAGACCGGCGATGTCATCAACGGCTTCCTGTGGGCTCCCGATGAAGCCTTCGTTCCGTCCACGACGGGCGAAGTCACCATCCAAGTCTTCCGTCGTGGCGTGATCCACTTCGACGATATCCCCTTGCCGAGTGGCACCAGCCGCATCGACTTGGGCGAAATGCTTCTCGCATCCAGCATGCGCGAACAGGGCATCGACATCCAAGGACTGGTCGGGATCGGCTGATCCCTCCTGATCCACTGACCATTCCACTCAAACAAAACCAAGGAACAATCCAAGGACTACGATCATGCCCGATACCGCAAGCATTCTTCACCAAACGACTCTGACGGAGGCGATCAACGAACAAAAATCGCCCAACAGTTTCGTTCGGAATCGCTTCTTCCCTCGCAACCGAACGGTGCCTACACGGCACATCGAACTCTCGTACATTCGTCGCGGTCGCAAGATCGCGCCGTTTGTCGAGCGCAACGGCGCAGGCATCATGGTCGAAGGACGCAATGAGTCCTTCGTCACCGTCATGCCGCCGCACATCCGGATCAAGCGCCCGATGACGCCGAGCGATCTGCTCAATAAGCGTCGTCCGGGCAACGTGATCCACACGACGGCGCAGGACATTGCCCGTGCGGCCAAAGAGTACATCGCCGACGAACAGGAGATGTTGCTGGACGACTTGACCAACACCGAGGAGTGGCTTGCTTGCATGGCGCTGCGAGGTCAAATCTCGTACGTCGCGCAGGACGAGTCGGCTTTCACGATCACGATGCCGCGCTCCGCGAGCAACACGATCATCCTGACGGGCGCGGATCTGTGGAGTGCCACGACCTCGAGCCCGCGCGTCAACTTCATGCAAGCTGCTGAAGTCGTGAACGAAGGCGTCAGCCTCAACGTCACGGACGTGATCCTGGGTCGCAATGCGGCCGACGAATTCCTGGCGCACGCGGAACTCGAGAGCAAGCTCGACATCCTTCGTTTGCGTACGGGGACCGTCGATCTCACCAGCACGTTCCAGGACGACGGCGCGATCTTGCTTGGGGAATACACCCAAGGAATCAAGATCTGGCGCTACAACCGCACCGTGGAAGTCGATGGCGTCGCCGTCGATCTGATCCGTCCGGACTACGCGGAGTTCATCGCGCGTACGCCTGCGGCGCAGTGGCTGTTCTACTTCGGTGCGATCGAAGACATGAAGGCCATCGGTTCGGGCAACGTGCTGCAATCGCAGCGCTTCAGCAAGAGCTGGGAAGAAGAAGATCCGTCCGCTCGCATGCTGCTCATGGAGAGCAACCCGCTCCCGTGCATGCGCCGTCCGGACGCCTCGCTGTCGATGAGGGTCACCTAGGACCAATCGCACTGACATCGGATAGCCAGGGGCAACAGTGCTCCTGGCTCGCCTAAACAAACAAAAACCCCAAGCACCCTGAAGAATCACCCATGGCACCGAAAGAAGTCCCGTACAGAGATTCGGAGATCATGTACGAAGTGCTGCCCCGCGCAGTCATCAAAGTCCCCTCGCCGGATGGCACCCCGCGCAACAAGAGAAACAAAGCGATCACCTACTGGCAGCCGGGGGACATCATCCCTCCTGGCGCGCTGACGCAGGACGATCTGGACAGCCTCCTGGAAAACAACCTGATCCGCGAAGTCACGCGCCGCCTGACCACGAAGGAACGCGAAAGCCTCCGTGTCAAGCGCGTGCAGCGTGGAGGTATCTGGTCGCTCAATCCGGAGACCCTCGAAGGCAAGGATCTGGACGAATTGCTCCTGATCGTCCTCGAGCGCGATCCGAACTTCGACACGGACACGCTCAAGACGGAAGAGGCCGCGATCAAGCAATTGACGCGCGACTGGCAGCCCGAGTTCGACGAAGAGTTGAGCCACGGCAGCGACAGGACCGTTCCCCAGCTCCCCCGCGCGCATGATGTCGAGCGCGGGCCGATCAGCGAAGGGAAGTCGCGGCCGATGAGCGCGAAGGCCAGGGCCGCCCTGGAGCGCGCTCAAAGACGTGCGCAGCCGACAGCCGGCGAGCACGAAAGCACCGAGGACGAAGAGTAATCCGCCGTGGCGAACAATCCCCTTTTTGTTGCTGACCTGGCCACCATCAAGGCGCGCTTGCGCTTGACTGGTGTGCCTGCGGCCAGCACAGATACGCACGCAATCATCGATGAATGCTTGCTGCGAACTCGTCTCACATTCGTGCGACGGTTGGGGACTGCTCGCATCAACAAGATCCGCGCGATTACGTACACCGAAGACCCCCTCACCGACGATGGGGTTATCCGCGCGCTGGCGAACACGACGGAGATCAACATGGTGCGCTGCGAATTGATGCAGCGCCTGCCGATCGCCTTCATGGACGCCAGCGCGGATCTCGACAAGCGCTGGAACGAAGATGCACCGTTCCGCGAAAAGGGTTCCAACGATCTCCGTAAACAAATCACGGATCTACAGAACTCGATCGAAGAGGACATGCAAATGCTTGCCGGCGAAGAGGAACTCGCCGAGGAATCGACCATCCAAATCTTCGACGGGGTTTCAGATCTCGTATCCCCCAGACCTGGCGACACCCTAAGAACCTACCGACGCTGCTCTCGATTGCTGCCCGAAGACTAAAACAATGGCCAACACTCTTTACGGAAAAGGTCGCGAGGGCTTCCTTGGCGGCGATATCGATTGGGATGCAGACGACATCCGCGTGATCCTTGCCGACGCAGCCGACTACACGGTTGACATCGATGTGGACGACTTCCTGGATGACGTGCCTGCGCCTGCGCGCGTGGCTGTCTCTGGGGCGCTTGGAAGCAAAACCAAGACGTTGGGTGTGGCAGATGCCGCCGACGTGACGCTCAGCGCCGTGACAGGAGATCAGAGCGAATTGATTATCGTCTACAAGCACACCGGCACGGATGCCACCAGTCGCCTGATCGGCAAAATCGACTCGGCAACAAATCTGCCCATCCTGCCCAATGGCGGGGATATCACGATTGCCTGGGACAACGGCGCAAACCGAATTTTCAAATTGTAGGTGCCGCCATCCCAAGCTTTGCTACAGTTTGGGAATGACCTACGCTTACGAAGTACGACCACTCATCAAATGTCCAACATGCAAACGCAAGTTCATGCCCAAGGGAGGAAAGCAACGATGCTGTTCCAGGGCTTGCGCTCGAAAATTCGATTGGACCTCTCGCAAGCCGAAACAACGAATAGGCGCACCTGGGGGCTATGTTTGGTACTACGTCGAGAATCACCCCAATCGCGTGCGCGTAAACAAAAAGATGCGACCCGAAGGGGGTTACATCATGGAGCACCGCTGGATAATGGAACAGCGACTTGGGCGATACCTGAAGCGGCGTGAACATGTCCATCATAAAAATGGAAAACGCAACGACAACCGAGATTCAAACCTTGAACTGTGGTCTCTCAAGGACCCCGCTGGCATACGAGCCTCGGACTACCACTGTCACGGCTGCCGCTGCAAAAAGTGAACGGCGCAAACAAATTTTCAAGCTCTGATAGCTTGAGGCGCTAGCCCATGGCCGACACAAAAATCAGCGCACTGTCAGCGGCCTCGGCCGCTGCGGCTGCAAACGAGTTTGCCATCAATGAGGCAGGCACGTCCAAGAAGCTGACGATGGCGCAGATTGCCGCCTTCCTCGTTACGAGGATCGCAGGCAACTCTGGTGCTGCCGGCCCGTTCACGACTTGGCAGAACCTGACTGCCAACTCTGCGGACAACACCAGCAACGTCACACCCACAGTGGTAATGACCACCACGGGGGTTGGTGCCGGTACGTGGAAGTTCAAGTACACGCTGATCTATCAAACGGCCGTCACCACGACGGGCATCGGGATCTTCGTCAATCACACCGGCACAGTCGGACAATTCGCCTCGGTGTGGTATCAGGCCGACGTTAGCGCCACGGCTTCGACAGCAGTTGGATTGGATGTTTCCAACGTTGCGTCTGGTCAATGTTTGAGTGCGAAGGTCGAAGCAACAATCAACACCATGTCCGTCACGTCCATCTCGGTCGGCGTTGTCACAGCAAACACAGACATTCTGGTTATTTTGGAAGGCATTGCTGTGGTTACTGCGACTGGCGATCTTCAGCTCAAGATCCGCAGCGAAGTCAACACGAGCGCCGTCCGCCTCATGGAAGATTCGCTCCTGGAACTCATCAAGGTCGAGTAGTGTGGCCGACCGTTACTTACTCGAAAGCTCTGGGACGGATGGCTACCTACTGGAAAGTGGCACAGGTGTCCTCCTCCTAGAGCCTGGCACTGTCACGCTGAGCCCCAGCGGGATCGCTTCAGCAGAAGCCTGGGGAACGCCGACCCTCACGCCTGGTGCCGTGGCGGTAAGTCCCACTGGGATCGCCAGCGCTGAAGCGTGGGGAACGCCTGCGCTTGCGGCCCGTATCACGCTGAGCCCCTCTGGCATCGCGTCTGCCGAAGCGTGGGGTACTCCTGCGCTGACGATTGGGGCCGTCACGCTGAGCCCCAGCGGGATCGCTTCAGCCGAAGCATGGGGCACGCCTGCGCTGAGCGCCGTCGTCGTCCTGTCGCCCACAGGCATCGCCTCTGCCGAGGCCTGGGGAACGCCGACGCTCACGGCCACTGCGACGATCAGCCCCTCAGGGATCGCATCTGGCGAAGCCTGGGGCACCCCTGCGCTCACGGCCGGCGCTGTGACCCTTCTGCCGGGCGGCATTCCCAGCAATGAGGCTTGGGGCACCCCCACGCTGACGGCGGGGGCACTGGTCATCTCCCCCAGCGGGATCCCCTCTGCCGAGGCCTGGGGAACACCATCCCTTGTGCCGGCAGTGGTGGTAGTCAGTCCCACGGGCATTGTTTCCGAAGAGGCCTGGGGCACGCCAACACTGACGGCCGTTGCCAGCATCTTCGATCAAATTGTTTACGTGACTGGCATCCCCTCTGAGGAGGCCTTCGGTATCACGTTCCTGCGCGGAGGCCATATTCCTGTGACGCTCAAGAAACGAATCCACGACGCGCTGGTCACCGCTGCGAAGATGGGGACCTTCATCGAAGTTACCTACGACAAGGATCTGGACACGCTCACCCAAGGACTTCAGTGTCAACCAGGCTCGATCGAATGCAACGAAACGACCGATGCGTTCAAGGTCGATGAGTCCTTCACGCGCAGATTCAAGCAAGATTATCAGCGTTGGAATTGGGAGCTGACCCTGCGCTTCGCTCAGGAAGTGATCCTGGAGCGATTCGAGCGCGCCCTGGCAGACAACCCGATCTGCCTCAAGCGAATTCCTGGCGAGGAAGATCGCCAGGTGCATGTCTTGCTTGTCGATTCCAACTACAATCACCCGCCGAAGCAAGGCGGGTCGAACGGCACACGAGTTCGTTACCGCTTCCAAGCGGGAATATCTCGTTGACTCTTACCCTGTCCATCTAAACAAAGGAAACCCTCATGCCCGGCATCAATCGTACCGGCTCGCCCAATACCCGCGACTACTCGCTCGGGCGTGGCTTCATCCGTTTCGGAAAGAACGACTCTGCAACTGGCCTGCCCGATGCGGACGGCCTCCGCGACCTCGGAAATACTCCGGAGTTCACGGTCACGCAAACAACCGAAGACCTCAAGCATCAAAGCTCCCGCGAGTGCTTGAAGTTCACGGACAAACGTTTCGTACTCTCTCAGGAAGTCGGCATCTCGTTCCAGTTGGACGAGACCCGCAACTTCGACAACCTGGCCTTCTTCTTCTCGGGTGACACCGAGGTTTACGTGAACCCGCACACCGTTGCGATCTCGGATGTGGTGCAGGCAACGTCGGTGAAGAAGGGCAACTGGTATGAAATGCGCAATGCCGCTGGCGCACGCATCTACAACCTGGACGCCGCCGGACTTGTTTACGTGCTCGAGAAGACGGATTTCGTGAACGAAATCAACACTCTGACCGCGCACGCGACGACTCCTGCCACGGCTGGCGACTTCACGCTGACGGTGAACGGACAGACCACTGCTCCGATCGTCTTCAACGCGACGGCTGCCCAAGTGCAAACCGCGCTCGAGAACCTGTCCAACGTTCTGCCTGGCGATGTGGCGGCAGTTGCCTCGGTCGGCGCAAACCTCGGTATTGCCAACACCGTTATCACTCTGACGTGGGGCGGCGAGCTAGGTGACGAAGATATCACGATCACCGCAGACTTCACGGGCCTTACGTCTGGCAGCGATCCTGTCCTGGCGACTGGCACCGCTGGCGGCACGGGCACCACGGACCTCACGCTGGTCGAAGGAACCCACGTCGAAATCGACGAACAGATGGGTTTGTTCCGCGTGCTCAGCACGGCGAATGCCGTGCCCGAGGGTTCGGTCATCAAGCTGACGATCACTTCTGGTGCGACCGCGCGCCAAGACCTGGATCAAGTCAACGCGCTGACCGAAGGCGAAATCTCCGGGACGTTGCTCTTCATCCAAGACAACACCGGGGACTGCGGACAGAAGCTCGAGTTCCGATTCCATCAAGTCAGCATCTCTCCGGACGGCGAGCTGGCTTTGATCTCCGATGAAGTGGCCACGGCCGGCTTCACGGGCACCGCTGAAGTGAACAGCCTGGTGACCGACACCAGCAAGGTCTGCACGGTCCGCACGTACGACATGGTGTGATTCTGACTGAGGCAAACAATGCCCGTGGGCAATAGCGCTCACGGGCTTCCCCAAACCCCAAACAAAGGCAGACGACAATGAAACGCACTCGAAAAGCTTTCACCGACAAGCATCCGATCCAACACAAGGTCGGGGAAGAGATGATGGACTTCTTCCCCAACCGGCTTTCCGTCCTCGAGGAATGCGCCGAGATCAGCCGTCCCCTGGTCCTGGCAATGGCATCCCTCATGGTGGATTCCGGCCGCATGAATGCCGCGATCACGGAAGACATCAAAGACGGAGACATGGATGTCCGCAAGGTCACCGTGGAGGCTGTGTCTACGGAATTGATGGCCGCCAAACAAAAAGAGCGCGAAGACGCCATCAATCAGATCTTCAACTCGCTGGCATCGAAGAAGACGCGCATCCTTCTCGGCCGCTGCCTCATGGATTCGCTGCGGAACGAGTATGACTACAAGGAAGTTCGCAGCGCGCAAGAGGTCGAATTGTTTCTGTACGGCGACGGGAAGGAAGAAGAGGGCATCGATCTGCCCACCTTCACTGAGCTGATTACCGGCTGGCTGAAAGCCAACTCCAAGTGCTTCGGCAGCATGGGGGAGACACTAGCCGGCCTCGTCAAGGAAAAAGTCTCCGTGCTCCGAAGCGTGTCCCGCTCGGGCAAGGAAGAGACGAGTCCGGCGAATGGGTCCAGCTCGCCGACTGCATCGTCACAGCCGTTGGATTCGGCTTCCCCCTCCGCTTCGTAAAGTCCCTCGATCTGCTGCAACTGGACGCACTCATGGAATCAATCCACAGAAACCAAGCCATCCAACGGCTGGCCTATGTGGACGACACCATGATGGCGTCGCAGGCAGGCTCGAAGGATGTGGCCAAGTACCTGAAACAATTGCGGAAGTCGGTTGGTTTGTCTGGCGCTGAAACAAACGACACGGCCGCCTTCCTTGCTAGCAATCCCAAAGGGCTCTGACCATGGCACAAGATCGCGGAGGCTTGCGATATGCGATTCAGCTTCGAGACGAGTTCTCGAAGAGTATCAAGAGCTTCCGCGACGGCATCAAAGGTGCCAAGAGAGAATTCGCCGATCTAAAGAAGACGCTAGAGACAAGCTCAGGCAGTGCGAAGTCCTTCAAAGAAACAAAGAAGGTCATCGATGAGAACCGCGCAGCCCTCAAGAAGCTGGACGCCGACGCAAAGGCACAGGCCAAGCGCGAGAGTGAGCTGAATCGAATCCGTGCCTCCCTGCGCAAGGATGAGGCCCGAGAGGAGCAACGTCTGGCCACGATCCGTCGCCAGAACGCTACCGAAAGCAACAAGGCAATTGCTGAGCAACAAAAGAAGCTCAAGGCCTTCTTCGATGCCAGGAATCGTGCTGAGCGCGAAGCTGCAAAGATCAGCAGCCAAATTCGCAGAGATCAAGCGGCAGAGCTGACACGGCAACAAAAGGAACTCAAGACCAACCTTGATGCCAGGGCCAGGACTGAGAAGGAAGCCGGCCGGATCAAGACTCAGCAACTCAAGGACGAACAGCGTCAGCTCCAGGCATTTGTTCAAGCGCGAGCACGGGCCGAGAAAGAGGCTGCCAAGATCAGCGCTTCCATGGCCAAGGATGCGGACCGGCGCAAGAAAGCCGATCCGGAGTTTCAAGCGCAACAACGCAACCTGAAAGCGCTGCGCGAAGAGCACATTGTTCGCACGCAGATCAATCAACTGCGTCAAAAGGCATCCACTCAATTTGCCTCTGGTGACTTGCTTGGAGGAACAAAGACACTCAAACAGGTCGATGAGCTGAAGCGCTCACTCGATACGATCGATCGCAGCGGAAACAATATCTTCTTCACATTCCGCCGTCTGGTCGGAATCCTCGCCGTCTTCACCATCGCTCGTAATGTCGTCCAAAGCTTCAACGACATGGTTCGGGCCGCGCTCGAGTTCAACGACAAAGTAGCTTCGGCAGAGATCTCGATTTCCGGTCTGATTGCAGCCACGGCAGATGTCAGAGACCAATTCGGTAGGTCAGTCGATTCGGCGCAGGAGCTGGCTCTGGCAACAACCGTTGCGCGAAGCCAAGTCAAGCTCCTGCGTCAGGATGCCCTTCGCACCACGGCGACGTTCGAACAGCTCTTGGACACGTTCCAAGTTGCCATCGCCCCTGGCTTCACTGCTGGTCTCAACATCGATGAGATCCGCAAGCTGACGGTCTCTGTCTCGCAGGCGGCCTCGGCAATCGGTGTGGAACAAAACCAGCTTGCTGAAGAAATTCGCTCGCTGCTCAGTGGAACAATTCAGGCTCGCACCACCAGGATCGCCACGGCACTTGGGATTTCTAACGCGGACATTCGCCGGCTCAAAGAGACCGGCAAGCTGTTCGATTTCCTCGAGGCCAAGTTCAAGACCTTCGGCGAGGCCGCCGAGAAGCAAGCGCAATCAACCCTGTCTGGCATCAAGAACCTGGTGACGGATGCCGTGCAAGCGCTGCTAGGCGAAGCGGCACAGCCATTGTTCAATGAGTTGTTGTCCCTCGGCAAGGCTGTCTTCAATCAAGTCCTGACGATCCGCAACGAGCTGGGTGAGCTGAAGCCCAATCCGAAGGCCGTCGCTGCGTTCAAGGTGGTCTTTGATGCCCTCACCGATGGGGTCAAGAGAATCCGCGACGTTGCTACCTCTGTGGGCTTTGAAGGCGCGATCTCTGCCTTCCGCGCTGTCGGCGCAGCCCTGTCCGCTGCCATCCAATTCGCAATCGGCTTCGCGCAAACATTCCTGGTCACTCTGCGAGTGATCGTCGGTGTGGTGCGATCGATTGCTGACTTCTTCGGATTGACCACAAAGCAACTGGGGCAAGCCGCTGCCGCACTAGGCATAGTGCTGGCCTCTACCGTTGTCTGGAACAATACGCTCGGGTTGATTGGTCTCAACTTCAGGAACATCCTGGGCTTTGCTAGGTCGATGATTCCTGCGCTGGGTGCGCTCCTCACCAAGCTCGAGGCCGCTGGCGGAGCGGCGGCCACGCTGGGCAGAAACATCAAGGCTGGCGCGCTCGGAATCCTGGGACTGGCAGCCACGCTAGCTGTGGCCCTCGAAGGCTTCCGGCGCATGGAAAGCGCCATCTTCCAAGTCGATCTGTCCCTCAAGGAAACAATCCAGATCACGCTGCTGGCCTTGGTGCAAGGCATCGCAGAAGCCGAAGCCTCCCTAGTTCACTTCGGTCTGAGCATCGGGCACAGCATCGAAGAGACAGGCCTGACGATTGGCCAGAAGCTGCGCACCCTCATCCAAGGCAGCCGAGTGGACATTGCGGCTATCAAGGGCGACTTCAAAGAAGTCGAACGCCTAGTAGCCGAACAGCTTCAAATCGAGCGAGGGCGCACCAACGATAAACAAAAGCGCGATCAACAATTCACGCTCGAGATCGAGACACGCAAGAACGAAGCGCTTGCCAAACAAAAAGCACTTCAGGAAGAGATCGCGAAAATCGTTGGCGAAGCCAGCGCCCGTGAAGCACAAGGCACCGGGTTCAATCCGGACTTCGACCTCGAGGGCTTCCTACGTGCCAAGAAAGAGGCCGCCGCAGCCGGCAAGGAATTCACGCCGATCATCTCCTCGGCCGACACCGAGATCCAAGCACTCGCGGAAGATCTGCTGAAGCTTCAGGATGAGCTGCGCGCTGTTGGTATCGAGTTCAAGAACGTGAAGAAGACTGCTGGACTTGGCGGTACTGCCGGCCAGATCGAAGGCATCTTCACGCAAACAGAAATCGCCAATGCCGAACGTCTGAAGAAGATCCAGCAAGCGCTGAAGAAGGTCAATGACGACATCAACATCGCTGTCGAGCGCAATGTCGCCAGAAACCGCGAGCGCCTTGAGCTTTCCAAGCAAGTCGCTTCTGAAGAAAACAAAAACAGGCTAGCGGCCCTGGATGCCGAAGGCAAACAAGACAACGCAGTAGTCACGTCACTGCTGCGCGATCGTGCTGACCTCACCGAAGCTATTCTCGAGAGCGAGAAGGCTGGGCTGGACATCGCTACCAAGAGAGCTGCGATCCTGGCTCTGGAGGCCACAGCCGACGTAAACAAGAGCAACAAGAGTGCTCAAGCCGAATTGGCCGCCGAACAGGCACTACTGACGGTGCAACAACTGCGCCTAGGCGCTCGCCGGCAGGCAATCGTTGAGGCAGAGAACGCTATCAATCTGGCTCGCACAGAGCTGGCTATCACCACGGCACAGAAACAAGCCGAGATCAACGCCGAGAAGGCGCGTGCCGATAAAGCCACTGGTGAGGATGCCGATGCGCTGAATGCTCACGTCCTGGCTCTGCAAAGTCAGCTCGAGCTTGAGCAACAAATCGCTGCCGTGCGTCTGAAGTCTCTGGAGATCGCTCGCCAGGAGGCAGCGCTTCGCGAAAACGCTTCAATCACAGAGGGCTTCAAACGTGGGCTTGCTGACATCGCCTTGGAGCTGCCGACTGCCTTCGAAGCCGGCATCAACATCGCGCGTGGCATGGTCACGCAATTCGCAAGCTTTGTTACCGAAGCGATCGGGGCAGCATTCGACCCCAATGCGGATGGAAGTGTAGAGGAGAAGTTTGGTCGATTGTTGCAGTCGATCGCTCAACTGATCCTGCAAAACCTTGTCGAAGTCAATCTGGCCAAGCTGCTAGGCGCTGAATCCACAGCAACGGTTGAAGTCACATCGGCAACAACTGCGGCTGGCATCCGCACCGCTGCGGCGCTCGAGGCTGCGGCCACGGAGATCGCGGCGGCCGAGACAGCCGCAGCTATCAAGGCGGCCACGTCCTTCGCGGCGTCAAGCGGCGGGGTTGTTCCGCAGGCCTTCGCTAGTGGCGGCCGTGTGCTTCCTGACTTCGATCACTTCAGCCGGCGCGCTGAAGGCCTGGCCCGTGGCGGCCGTCCGAAGCACATCCCGCAAAGCGACACGGTTCCTGCCTGGCTCACCCCTGGTGAATTCGTGGTTCGCAAGTCGGTTGTCAAGAGCATGGGCCTAGATTTCTTCAAGAAGGTCAATCAAGGTCGGTTGCGCGTTCCAAGCTCCAGCATCCCTACGCCTGAGCACGCGAGCGCTGGCGGCATGGCGCGGGGCGGATTGGTCTCCACAGGCCTGCGCGAGCGCCAACGCGCGCCTGCGCGCAGCCATGACGATCAAGGCACCATCCAAGTGCTGCCGGTCCAGGTGACCTCGGAACGCGCACTGGATCGACAAATGAATGGCGGCCGTAATGCTTTCTTGCGCTTCATGCGGGAGAATGCTTCGACGGTGAGGGGCATCATCAACACAGGGAAAAAATAGCTATGGTCGCACGCTGGTGTGAAGGGTTCGAAACCCACCAAATCGCGACGCAGTTTGCGCGCAAGTACGCCACGGCAACTGGGACGCCTTCGATCTCTTCGGGTCGTGTCTTCGGCTCCTCGAGCGGCGTTATTTCCCTGGTGCTGGCAGTCCCTAGCTTCGGATTGCAAAACACACTTGTTCACGGCTTCGGAGTTCGGATTGCCTCACAGCAAGTGGCGATGAACTCCGGATCGCAGGGGTTCTACTTCGAAAAGACGAGTCTCCAGCAAGTCCGCCTGGAATTCGTAAACAACGCACTAAGCTTCGAAGTCAGGTTGATGCGCGGCGCAACGCAGCTCGCGATCACCACGGCAACATACGCCTACGCCGTGTGGCACTACTTCGAATGGAAGGTGACGATGGCCACGGGCGCAGGCGGGTCCTACGAGATTCGTCACAACGGCGTGGCGGCTGTGTCTGCCTCCGGAGTGAACACTGCCAACGTGGGCACCAACGACGCTGACTCTTGGGCAATGCGCTTCTCATCGAACCTTGGCATCAACGTGCTCTTCGATGACATGTATGTCGTGGACACCACTGGGGCGACAAACAATGACTTCCTTGGGCCTGTCCTGGTCGAAGGTCGATTGCCAAACGGCGCAGGAACCACTACGCAATGGACAAACGACCCTGCGGTAGGTTCCAACTTCAACAACGTGGACGATCCGGGCGACCAAGCTCCCGATGATTCTGGTGGTGGTGGAACAAATAGCTCTGACACATCCGGGCAAAAAGACACGTACGCCTACGAAGATCTGACACAAGTCCTCGGGGCAATTCACTTCATCCAGCTCGGAACGCAGCTAGCAATGGCTGCGGCGGGCTCAAGAGACGTGAAGACACGCTTCCGTGACAACGGCGGCAGTGAAGCGGACATCGCAACACACACGGTTGCGCTCACGGCCTACGACGAATTTGTGGACATCATGGACTTGAATCCTCAGTCCGCTGCGGCCTGGGATGTGTCCGACATCCAAGGCGGCGAATTCGGAGTTGTGATCGTATGACACTTCGGCATCTCGAAGGTGGACAGGGCTGCGCGAACGCCACGATCTTCTCGAGGCTCTACGCAGTTACAGCCGGATCGATCGGCGCAACGGCCGTGGACGCTTGGGGGCGCACGGTCTTCAACTCCACTAACTTGGTCTTGACCACGTTTGCACTGCGCGGATCTGTCACAAATACCTGGGTTGCGGGCTTCCGCACCAACATGGTTTCTGGAACGCTGGACGCCTCGCCGACCGCGCGCCCCGGAATCATGTTCAAGGATGGCGTTGGCGAACAAATTCGCATCGAAGCCGTCGATGTTTCTGAGACAAAGCCTGGTGGAGGTCGGTTTCGTTTGCGGGTCATGCGAGGCGCAACAGAGCTGGCCCGCACTGTCGAGACGTTCAATCAAACGAACTCGATAAACAATTGGACGTACTTCGAGTGGAAGGTGACGATCAACACCACCACGAATGGTTCCTTCTCGCTGAAGTGGCACACGCGCAAATCGCGAAACAACACGGCTACCTGGGACGCTGCCAACACTGGTATCAACACGGCGAACCAGGGCACGGCAGGCGCTGACCGTGCTGTGCTGTCCTGGGATACAGGCGGATCGGATCAGATCTCGATTACAGACATCTATCTGCTAGATTCCGCAGGATCTGTAAACAATGACTTCCTGGGCGAGCTTTTCATCGAAGGTCTGAAGCCAGACGGGACAGGCAGCACGAACCAGTGGGCACTCGCGGGCGGCGCTACCACAGTTGAAGATGCCATCGACGAGGGCCAAACTGTCCAATCAGTTGCCGAGGATGACAAGGGTTGCACCAGCGATGTGGTGGGCCAAATCACACTGGCGACGATGGGCAACCTGTCGCTGATTACGCAAACAACAATCGTCGGTGTGCAGGTTCGCATGTACGGTCGCATGGACACTGGCGGCGTTCGAGATGTGGAGTTTTTCTACCGAAAGACCACTGGATCTCCGGCCCAGGTTGGATCTGGCGTGCTACTGGCGCTCAACAGCTCTTCGATGGAGGGCATGCAAGACACCCTTGAGAACGATCCCAACACAGGCGTGCCCTGGGTGATCGCAGACATCAACGCGATGCAACTCGGCTTCAAGCTCTCGGCTTGATCCATGGTCGCAGCCCGGATCACTCGGCAGTCGTTTGAGGTCGTTAGCGCTGAGTCCACCAGCGCGCGGGTCTCCCGACTTGATGCCGAGATAGCAACAAAAGCCACGGAAGCGACTACGGCCGTCAGGGCCAGGATCAGCCGGCAGTCTATTGAAGTTGTTTCAGTGGAGCCCGCCAAAGCAATGGTCTCTCGCCTTGATGCAGAGATCGCGACCTTGGCAGCCGGCCCGACCACGGCCGTTCGGGCATTTATCACCAGGCAATCGATTGAGGTTGTTACAAACGAGGTCCAGCGCGCTCGTGTCTCACGCCTTGACGCCGAAGTCGCGACATTGGCGGCACAGCCCACGGCGGCCGTCAGAGCCCGCATTACGCGGATCTCGTTCGAAATCGTCGCTCGTGAGTCTTTGTTGCCGTACGTCATCCCCCTGCCACTTGCGGCAGGGCATGAGATCTTCCTCCACAATTGGGTAACAGCACTGCGCCTGCGCAGCAGCTATTCCACGGACATTTCGCAAAGCGCTACCAACGGATCTGAGGCTCGCAGAGCACTCCTGGCGAAACCTACGCGAACAATGGATCTGGTTTGGGAATTGGAAGAGCAATCGCGCATGGATCGGTTGTTGGTCATGTTGCGCAAGCTGACGAACGAGCGCATTGCCATTCCCCTGTACTGCGATCAGAAAGAACTCGATCGCGACTACCTGAGCACGGAGGACACTCTTTTCTTCGACACAACCCAAGGGCGCTGGTTCCTTGGACAGCGCATCGCGATCGTGGCGACTGATTACAGAGGCAGCTACCTCTCCCACTCGCTGTTCCTGATTACTGACAAACAATCAGACCGTTTGGTTCTCGACAACATACTCGGTGCAAACCTTCGTGCATCCACAACGATCATCCTCCCGATGATCGACTGCGAAGTAGTGTTGCGAGCTTCGATGAAGAAACAAAAGGACTGCCACGGCCGCGTGGAGATGTCCGTTCGGGAGGTTTTCGGTCCTTCGCAGCTTCCGCCGTTGCACTCTGACATTCCGGTCGATGCCCAGACCTTCAACGGCATCCCGATCTTCACTGTCGAACCTGACTGGATCGAAGGTGTTGAAGTCGGCCGCGACCGTCAAGGACGTGAGTATCAAGTCGGCCGCACCATGCGGGTCTCAATCCAGGCCGCGCGCTCGAGACAGACTCACAGCTTCAGCTTGACCGGCAACCGCGATGACATGTGGCCCATTGTCGAGTTTTTTGACACTCGAATGGGCCGCCTGCGCACGTTCTGGCTGACGGATCAGGAGTTTATCTGGGATATCGCTGCCTTCGACGTGTCTGGAGCCTTTGTTTCCGTGTTCGAATTGGGTGACTTCGCAGACTTCCAAGCCGAGTTCGAAGGCGGCTGGATAGGCATTGTTATGAAGGACGGCACGGTGTACGTGCGCGAGGCCGTCACGATTCAACAGATCCTGACGGTGTTCAGAATCACGGTCGATCCTGTGCTGCCTGGATCGCTCGACATCAACGACGTGGATCACATTGCGCGTGCGCGCGTCACTCGTTTCGAATCCGATGAGCTGACCGAGGAGTGGTCCCACCTGTGTTACATGCGAACACAGCTTGACTTCTTGGAAGCGCTCGAGGAAGCTCAGGCGGAAATCTAGGAGGCAATAGATGTCAACTGCTCTAGGTAGTCCGAACAAAGGCGGACACCTGCTAGTCGAGTTCCGGTACGGAGATCCCACCGCACCTGTTTATTCACGATACACCGACCTGTCGCAAGACACGCGCGGGTTCTCGTCCAAAGAGAACCTCGAGATCGAGCTGGCTGAAAATGTCGGCACATTCGACGATCGCGAAACGCGCATAGTCATGCCTGAAGACGCTTTCTCAGGCAACGCAGCCAACGGCCTACCTCACTCTCCGATATTTGTTCGCGTGATCGAGGTTACGACCGGGTTCGGCGTTGATGCCCCTCGAGATCTGGAACAATTCAAAGGTCGTGTCACGCGCACCGTGGCGAACTTCCAAGGGGACAACGGCATGGTGGCTTTCTTCGCCAAGATGGTGAAGTCACGCATCGACGTGCCGATGGGCCTGCAATGCAACGGAACCTGCAACTGGGCGCTCTTCCGGACTGCCTGCGCACTGAAGAGGGCCGAGGCCTCCCATCGCGCCTTCGGTCAGATCGCATCGATGGACGGACAAGAAATTACCGTCTCGGCAAATGTCGCCTTGACTGCGCCGTCCTCGCCTGGTGGGAATGTCGATCGCCACTGGGAAAAGGGCTTCCTCGAGAAAGACGGACTGAAGATCGGAATTCGGATCTGGCAGCTCTCAGACCCGTCCGTCTTCGTGCTCCGTCGCCGACCGCCCACAGACTGGCTATTGGCCGGCGCAACCTCTATCAAGTTCGTTCCTGGCTGCCCAAAAACAATCGAGGGCTGTCGCGAACAATGGGATAACGAAGAAAACTTCATGGGATTGGGGTACGGAATGCTCGACTACAACCCCATGTACGAGAGGGGTTGATGAGAGTTTTCGCCCTCACTCTTGTGTGGTCCCCGCTGCCCCTGGAGCTGTCCGCAGCGCTGCCTAAGATCGAGCGCTCTCTCGCTCTGTGGGAACGCACCAAGTACCGCAGCGGTCAGCGCCTGCGCGGGGTTGAGGCTGACTGCATCGGCTTTGGCTGCGGCCACGTAGATGACGTTGACGGCCGCCCTCGAGCACAAGCGCCGTCACTGCCTGCGGACACAGCGCTGCACAACCCGACCAAGGCAAAAGAAGCGGTCATGGAGATCCGCAGGCTCTACGAACCTTGCTTCAGGGTGCTGCCGTTTGAAGGCGTTCTATACGCACAGCCCTTGGACATCCTCATTGTTGCTTCAGGCGCAGGCGGCCCTGGGCACATGATGACTGTCGGGCCACAACCCAACACTCTTTGGCACTGCACAGCGGGTCCAGGCGTCAATCGATCCGGCTGGAGCCTGTTCTCAGGCTACGAGCGTGTCTTCGGGCTCTACCGCATCGGCGACAGAGAAAGGTGGGTTGCTTGAAGATTCTGCGCAAAGGCGACTTCGCAAACAAAGAGTGCGGCACTGGTGCTGAGCTTGTGTGGATGGTCATTTACGTTGGCCTGTCCATCCTCGCGGCCCAGTTGATGAAGAAGAAGTTCAAGTCGCCGATCCAAGACGACAAACCGACGACGCTCACCACTAGGGGTTCCTACATTACGTGGGTCAACGGCATCCGCATGGCGGGGCCGTGCTTTGGCTGGGCAGGCGAGCGCCGGAAGAAGAAAGAGAAGCTGAGCGGCGGCAAGGGCGGCAGCAGTCCGAAGCAAGATGTGTGGTACGAGGCCGGCTGGCATCAATTGTCCGTGGGACCTTGCCACGCGCTGCACGGGATCACTCAAGCCGGCACCCCGATCATGTCTGGAGTTATTACCAGCGTGTCGCACCCCAGCGGATCGACGATCGACCTCGGCAAAGAGGGATCGTTCCAAATCTACTGGGGAGAGCCTACACAGCCGATTTGTTCACTCCTCGCCGATCCGTCGCGGCTGGGCATCGCCTCGAAGTGGCCGTATTGTTGCTACATCTACTGGATCGAGAAGCGCCTGGGGACCTCGGCCAACTGGCAAATTCTCAATTATGAGCTTGAAAGAAGGCCGACAAACGGGGTCTTGACCCTATCTCAGCCATGGTATGAGCCCACGCCGATTCTCAGCGGCGTAACTGCAACAATTACTGGAAACGTGGGCTCCGCAGCGCCTGATACTGGCTACATCGAAGTTGCCGGCGACTTCACACAGGAGCTTGACCCTGGCCAGCCGATGGCGCTCACAGGCAATGGCCTGGCGAACGGAAACTACGTCGTCCGTCGCGCAACACTGGTCTTCGTAGTGATCGGAACCACTTGGGACGGCTTCCCGATCAAAACTCCACGCACTCGCATCTTCCTAGAGACCGGCACGGCCGGCTCAAATGCCGTGGGCACCGTGGAGGCCTTCACTTTTGCGACCGACAACGGCGCGAACGTCGCGCACGCCATTGCTGAGCTTTTGTTTGCTCCATATCCGCTGGGCCTGGAACTTGGCCAGGGCGAACCTGAGCCCTGGGACATCCAATCGCTCGAGGCGCTTGGTATGGAGGCCGAGGCAGACGGCTGGCGAGCGTCTTTGGTCGGCGTCGATGGTGAATCTGCACAGGCGATCCTCGGCACAGCGCTCCAAGACCACGGCACGATGGTCCCATTCGACACTTCCACTGGAATGCTGAAGTTCCAGCGCGTGCGCGAGCCCGTTGGCATCTTGCCCAACCTGACTGCGTTCCTGCGCAGCGATAAGCGTCCAGAGATCGAGAGCCTCCACGGTGAGAAGACGGCCGACATCATGGTCTTCAGCTTCACCGACCGAGATCACGGCTACAGCGACATGACAATTGGCGAGTCCGAGGACGGCCAAATCAGCTACATGAAGCATGCGCGGCCTAAAACCGTGCAAATGGCCTCGATTGTTCACTTCACCACGGCCTCACACTTACTTGCACTGCGCTCGCAGGAAGAGCTTGCCGGCGCAGGGGTGTTCCGGATCGAAGCTTCGCGCGGCGCTCGCACCCTAATCCCAGGCATGGCGATCGTGGACGACGATTTCGACGAAGTTTTGCGCGTGATCGCGGTCAGTCCTGACGTTCTTTCGGAAACAACTCAAATCAGCGTATTCCCTGACTTCTTCGGAGGTCGCAAGTCTGACTTTGTTGCCGATCCGTTCGGAGGCTCCTCTGGCCATCTCAAGACGGAATTGAACAAGGAAACAATCGCACTCGAAATTCCTGAGCAACTCCTCACCACAGAGGAAATGTTCCTGATCGTCCCGCAGATCCGCGCGCATGCTCAGATCAACGAGTCTGCAATTCACATCTCGAGGGACGACTCCTCGTACACGCTCCTGGGCAGCGAGGACGGCTACGCCACAGGCGGGCTCACAGACGTGGCCTTGGCCGCAGACAGCTACACGTTCCTGACAAACGGCCCAACCTTCCTCCTCGAGGGGCCGGATATTGGCACAGCGCTGGATCTCTCGGCAGATCCGACGAATTTCGGCCTCGGCCGCCAGCTCGTGGTCATTTACTCCAGTGCTGGGATGGAGATTTGTTTCGCTCAGAAAATTACTGCGATGGGCGGGCTTCAGTATCGACTGGACGGTCTCCTGCGCGCTCGCTACGACACGCGCAAGCTGACGCACCCAATCGGTGCTCAGGTTTTCATCTTCGAAAACACGACTTTCGACGCATTCCAAGACATCCTGCTCCAGCCGGCCGAAGATCTGTACGTCAAGGCGCAACCGATTGGTTCTCTGGGTTCGATGGGCCTCAACGCTGTGCCTGCCTTCGGCATGCTCCTTCGCGGGAAAGGTCTCGTTCCAATCGACCCAGAGAACCTTCACACCCAAGCACCGTTCCTGGGCTCGCCTGTGTGGCGCACGGGTGACGACGTGACGGTTGCCTGGTCCTGGTCGTCCTCGGTTGGCAAGAGCACTGGCGCGGGCTTCCAAGCGGCCGGCGCTGCGATCGGCACTGCAATACCCAAGGGCTTCTTCATCGTGGAGCTACTCACGGCTGGTGGCGTTGTGGTTTCCACACAACACCTGATCGTTGCAGTCGTCGTCTACGCTACGGCCACGCTTGCAGCAGCGCCGATCAGCAACGGCACATTCAAGGTGCGAGTGACCCACTCGTACAACGGCTACTCTTCCAATCCGATCACGTACACGGTTACCCACATCTAAACAATGGCACGTCCCCTTAGAATTCCCATCGGTAGCGGTACGAACGGTTGGGACGGCACCATGGACGACAATTTCAAAGAAATTTTCGACCAACCGTTTCCAATCCACGAAGCCACGTTGCTGACAGAGGCCAATGTCGCATCGACGTTTGCGCCGGCCGCGTACGATCGCTGCCTTGTTTGGGTCAATCACACCGTTTACGGCAAGGTGCTGTACGCCTCTGACGGCACGCAATGGCTTCCGTTCGATCCGATTCACAGGATCACGCGCAGCACCACGGGGGATGTGACGTACACAAACGCCGAGATGGCTCAAATCATCTTGGTGGGCAACACGCTGCCGGACACCCACACCCTTCCGCCTGCCGCTACCATGAAGGGCAGAACGATGATTTTCAAAACTCTGTTCGCCGGCACGCTCACCGTGGATGGCAACGCGGCTGAAACGATCGACGGCGCGCTGACGGCAACTATTACTGTCCAGTACGGCGTCCTGCGTTGCTTCTGCGACGGCACTGTCTGGCATCTTCTCTAACTCAAGGAAACAAAATGTCGTTCCAAGTCAAAATGCGTTTGTTGAACAAGACCTCGGACAAGATCACCCTCACGAACAGGATCGACGAAAAACTCGACGGTCAAGACGTGCAAGTGATCGTGAGAGGCAATGCTTTGAAACAATTCTCCGAAGGGGACTTCATGGAGCTGACGATTTCCAAGCGTAATCCGTCGCCGGACGAAATCGTGCAGCCTGGCCCCGAGCGCACAACCGAAGTGATCCGACCCAGCGACGTTGGCACGGTCAGCGCTGCGGATTTGAAACTCAAGCCGAAGCCGAAATAGCATCGGATGACTGGGGTGGGGACCCCCTAGTCGTCTGCCTGCGGGGGTCGCTCGAAATTGCCTCTTCGAGTGGCCCCCGCTCTCTTGACGACCCGCAGAGGTCAGCTACGATCGCACGCGAGCAAAATCGTTGACCAAGGGGCCAGGCCTTCAAACGCCAAAACTCCGCTGCGCCTCGCAGCCTAAACGAGCCGGCAGCCAGCGTTCATCCTAAGTGTCGCTGGCTGCCGGTCTGTTTGGAGCGTAGGCTTCGAGCATGAGTCAAACATCCGATACGATCATGTCGATTGCGACGCTCGTGGGCTCAATTGCCGCAGCGTGGGTCTCTATTCGAACAAACAAAAAGGTCGAGATCGTCCACCAGGCCACTAATTCGCTCGCTGAGAGGGCGGAAGCTGCGGCCCGTGCTCAAGGTGTCCTTCAGGGAGCCGCAGACGAGAAAGCCGAACAGGGAACGGTCGCCAAGGTGGGGGAGGACAACCGCGCTCGTGGGTACCTCCAAGGCGTGGCATCCCAGAAAATCACTCAGGACACCCAGGGCAAAGCCGAAGAGGCCGCCCGCGCCCGTGGGCATCTTCAGGGGGTCGAAGACGAGAGAGCCGAACAAGGCAGCCTGGCCCGGCCTCCTAGGAAGCGCCAGGAACCCCCGCAGCGTCCGGGGGTCCATACGGTCAAACGAGCGGCCCGCCCCCGTCGCTAGGGCGCGCTCCTGCGGCCGGCAGGGCCTTGCCGTTGATTGCCGCCCCGCGTGCCTTGGCGCGAGCCCCCTGGCTGCGCCTGGTGACCTCCTCCATCGCCGTCGTCAGGCAGTAGACGCGAGCACAGGCCAGACAGACGCCGCGCTGGTACTTCCCACGTCCGTGTACGTAGGTGTGGGTAATTTTGATTTTCCCTTGACATCCGGGCTTGGTGCAGATCATCCCGCCCTCCTGCGGATCTTGCTACCGACCGCGTACTTGTGTCGGTTGGCGGCCAAGACCTTAGCACCTTCCCCAAGGTGAGGATAGAACGCCTGCACCACGGCATCGGCTTCGTCGGGCGATTCGTCAGTCTCGAGACGGTCCTTCCACTCGTCCTTGGTCTCGACTACGAGCTTGCCCTTCTTGTCCGTGTAGTATTGCCGCGTGCTCAATTGTTTCAGCAAGCGCGGGCGATTGGGAAGATGGCAAATGTGCTCACGCACCAGGCTGCGGGTGAAAAACCACGCCTCGGTGATTTGGTTCGCAAACATTTCGCTGTCGTAGGCACGACCATGGGCTTGGAACTCGTACACGTTCTTGCCGGCGTCCCAGAACGAGTGCGCAACGCCTTGCCCCATGCCAACAGTATCAGGAACAAACCAGCAGTCTTCATTTTTCCAGTTGTGGTCGTATTGTTCCTTGAAAGCGTAGTCCACCACTTCGATGGGCTCTTTCTTGTTGAAGCTCTTGAAGCCTACGATCGCAAGGCCGACGCGCCGCGCCACGACGCTCGAGTCTGAGCCGAAACGCGCGAAGTCGATCCCGAAGGCCTTGTGAACCTCCATGATCTCTGTGTTCGACGCACAGCCACGGACGCTTGTGCGCGTGCAGTAGACCAAATCGTCGATCCCCATGACATTGTTCGGGTCCTGCGACGGGAACTCACCCTTCACGCGGATCTTGTACACGTCAGAGTCGATCCCATACTCTTTCGCGAGGTCAGCGTTGCGACTGGGACTTACGATGTGCGGATAATCTCGAGCTGTGTGCTCCGCATTCCAGCGCATGCAATGCCACTGATCGCGAAACTGAGTGAAACAATCGTAGAACTCGCAATCTGTCGTGTTTGGGTTGCCGATGCACAAAAACAACGCATCCGGGTTTGAAAGCGTGCCCTTGATGGTCTCCATGATCTTGCGAGCGACGCCAGAAGCCTCGTCCGCAATGAAAGTCAGGCGCTGCTCGTGGATTCCTTGCAAATTTTCCGGTCGCGTGGCCGTCGCAGTGCGAATTCCCCAGATCTTGACGCCATTGATGCGGACCATGGTGTCGAACACTTGAATAAAACGGCGCAGAATCTTGTGCGCGTTCTTCATCAAGCGTTTTGTTTCATCAATCCACTGTTTGCACTGGCGCATCGACGGTGAAGTGACGATGCAGAGCGCATCGGGGAAGCGCAGACAGCGCCACAAGGCCACTACGTTGCTTGCGGCCGTTTTTCCTGGGCCTTGACCCGATGCTACAGCGATCCGCTTCTTGCGAAGGTGCATGGGCGCGTCCGCTTCCCACTGCACTGCATCAAAAAGCTGTTCTTGCTGCCAGGTATAGTCGAAGTTGAGCGCTTCAATGGCAAAGAGCTTGATGTCCTTGCGCCAACGCTCGTAGAGGGGTTCGAATGTTCTGGCGAATCTTGACATCTGCGTTCACCACAGACGCAAAAGTCGTGTGCTCTGACGGTCCATTGCACCAGTGAGGGCTGTCAGCGCCTCTACAAAGGTGATCTCAGAGCTTCTCTCGCCAAGGATCAGAGCGGCGCGGCTGTGTTTGCCGCGCCGCCGTGCTTTGACTGCATCGTTGTCGATGAATTTGATGTTCCAGCCCGAGGCTGCGCCAAATTCCAGCGTGTTTCGCCGGCTGACGTTCGAAATGTCGGCCAACTTAGGATTTGTTCGCATGGCGATGCCCTGAATCCAGCGCATCGTTGCGTGCCCTTCCTTGTAGCTCGAGGCCAGAATCGTGCCCTTGGACCCCTCCACGGACAAGATCTGCCACAGCAAACAAAACGCCAGGGCCTTGGTCAGCTCCTGGTTATCGTCCATCTCAGACACGAACATGCGCGCACGGTACAGATCCGTGAAGACCCTCTTCTGGAGCGGCGTGGGATGCAGATGCAGGGCATCGGCAAGGTCCATCGGCGTTTTGAGGTCCAAGGTCGCACCGGCTTGGCGCATTATCGGAGTCGTCGGATGAGCTGGAACGGCCGCTTCACAGGCGGCTCCACAGGTTCTTTGGTCAAGTGCCGCAAGATCACGCCTGCGAGTGCGAGACCAAAACAAAAGCGATTGGCATGGGGGAAGTAGCCCTGAAACAAAGGGATGAATTCGGTAATGATGGAGAGGATCAGCACCCCGTAAAAAGTCCGCAGAGTCTTCGACTCCAGTTTTTTCTTGACCATCAGACAGGATCGGGCGGGAACACCTTCTTCAGGGCCGCGATCTTGGCCGCCAGGCGTTCGGCGGCTTGGTCTTCGGTTTCGTTCTCGCCACGGATCACCGTGGCAGTGACGGTCACTCCCTTCGACTTGTAGGAAGCGGTCATCGGTTCTTTGTCTGAGTTTTCCATGTAGGTCTTGATGGTGTTCTCGATGCTTGTTGCTTTGAAGATGGTCAGTCCCAGCAGTGCCAAGGTCAGCACTGAAACAATCACGGCGAATTTACCCCGCATTACTCACTTGTCGCTGGCTGCCTTCTGGGCAGCATCCAGCGACGTACCTACTTCCGTAAGTCGCTGGCGGATCGGGGCAAATTGCAGCTCCATTTCTCGTTTTAGGGAGGACATCTCGGACAGGAACAAGTCTTTGCGGACGTAATTTTGATCCATGTTTTCAGCCTGAATTTTGGCCATCGCCTTCAATTCTTCACTTTGGGACTTCGCAACGGCATCGACTTTTTCGTTGCTAGTCTTCTGGATCGCGTCCATTTTTTCCCAGATCATCCACGCGCCCCCAAGGATGAGCAAGCCAAGCCCGAGTCGAACGCTCGAGTTCTCGCTGATCTGATTCACGGCGTACCCAGCCCTTGACTGGATAGTCCGTTTCCTGGGGCGCGTGGCCATCGCACTAGATGGCCGCCGCAGCAAGCGCAAGGATGCCTTGGATCAATCCGAGGATGCGCGAGTCGATCGAGCTGAGCTGGCCAGAGGCGATGATGCCGGCCTTCAGCGCGACATTGTTTCTCTCGGCCCGCAGCGCTTGGTCGTAGCCAGGCTCAGCGGCGATGCTCGCCAGATGCACAGCGCGGGCGTGCATGTAGGTCGCGAGTTCTTTGGTGCTGATACTCAGCGACGCGCCCGTTTCCTTGAGCGCGTCCTTCAGTACCTGTTCGATCGTGTCTGTTTGATTCATTGGTACACAGCCTGTAGTTGGGCAATTGTTTCAGTGAAGTTCGTGAGCTGCTCTCGCAGCGAGGCCGCCACACCAGGGCCGACCTCACCGTCTGCGAGCTTGTCATCGATGCCGCGATCTGCCCAGGGCTTCAGGTTACCCCAGGCCACAAGCTGGACCTCTGGCAGGTTCTTGGTGTTCAAGCCGTTCTCGAGCTTGTCAGCTTCGGCCTTGAATGCTACGGCCGCTTGTTGGGTCAAGACCCCATCCGAGATGCCATCCGCGATGCCTCGATCGAAGTCTTCCTCCACTGCGGGCCAGGTCAGGGCAGCAGCAGGAAACAGCACGCTGGGCTTGTACTTCGGCGCGATGCAGCTTGACAACGCGACGGTGCAGGCGACTACGGCCAGAGTGACAGCAGCGAAGATCAGGGCAATTGTTTTCATTTGTTTGTTTGGGTTGGGTTCACACGGACCGTGCGGCTGCGGCAACGGCTTCAGCCGGCCCGGCCAGAGAGTATTCCCATCGCTGCGCCTGCGGCCATGGCGTTGACCAACGGGAGTAGGTTCTCTGGTATCCATTTGCTTGGGGGCACAGGCAATCTGAGCCCTCGAATCCGAACCGTCAAGTCGTTGGCTACCAAATGGGCCGTAGCACGGTTGACCATCTGGGGCTCGAGCCACGCTTCGATCTCGTTTCGCAGGCTTTCCCAGTCAGTGTGTACTTTTGCCATGGGGTCACAAATTTTCGCGATCAAAGGCGTCGATCGCCTCCGTGTCCTCGGTCTCTTCGTCGATCGGTTCCTTCTTGATGTCGAAGATCTTGGGCGCGGCAGCCTGAATTTGGACGCGCTCCTGCCTGGTGACGACGCGACTGATTACATTCAGGAAGTCACGCGCCACGTCCTCAGGTTCCGCCTGCGTTAGACCTTGCACCTTCGCGAGTTCCTTCAGTGCGCGCAGCTCTTCGCCAAGCGACATCGCGCCCTTCGCCCGTGTCACAAAGTCCTTGAGCTGGCTCACCATGATGGCTCTGTTCTCATCGACGCTCGAGCCTCCCATGCGCAGCGCTTCCGCGCGTGCAAGTCGCATCAAGCCCACGGCCTCGTTCCGGGTGAAGCCGTGTCGCAAGCGGAAGTAGTGCATCGCCGGCCGCTCGCCCGAGTCGATGATGAATCTTTGTGCCTCATCTACCATGAGGTCCTCGAGTTCCACGATTTGTTTCCGTGTCACGGCCGCATGCACAGCGGTGCGCGGATCTAGCATCCCTTGCAGTCCGCGCACGCCGGCCTCGTGGTGATCCATCCCTGTGTCGCGAACAATAATCTCGGTCGCCGCGACCCAACGCTCTGCACGCTCGAGGTCCCCCGTGGGGATTAGCGGCACGCCAATGCCTTGGTGTCTCGTGTCGATCAAGCCGTACACATTCAGCAGGCTGACCGAGCTTTGCCGGCGAATAAGTGTCTGCGTCAGGGGATTCAGTGTGGGCCGCAGGCCATCCAGCCACGGTTCCGGCACCAGGTTTGTGGTGTCATCAAGTCCTTCGTCTTCCGCGCAGATTCCACAAACTCGGGCCATGATGCGCGCAATGCGCCAGCACACCACCACTCGGTAGCTCTGGTTCTCGTCTTGCGGCCACTCCGGGCGCGCTTCCGCGAATAGTTCACCAATCCTCTGGCGCAGCTCCGCACCGAGTAGGCGTCGCGGCGCGCAGCTCGCCAGGTAGCGCTCCAGATCGCCCGAGCGCAGCTCTGCCCTGCCCTCCTCGTCCGTCTCAGGCACAACATCTTCCGCTCTGCCTGGGCGCTGTGTTTGTGCCTTGGGCCTTGGGGGCCAGGCGCGCTGGTAATCGTCTTCGTCGTCCATCCACCATCGTGGGTATTCGACTCTGGGAAAGGCGTCAAGCCTTTTCTTTTGTAAGTCAAGAGTAGTTTGCTGCGCAAAGCATCGGGATTGTGTTTTTAGTGCGCCTATATTTTCTGAGACATAAACCTCTGAATCGGATTTTGGCCTGTCTTGGTTTTTGCTGAGGAAACGATATGGCATGGTTCATGTGTCACTTGTTGTTGGGCAAAGTCCTCGCCGGGAGTGGCTTGGCAGTAGTTCATGGCACGAAAACTTCATACCCCGATTTTTTCTCCGCGCAATTCAAGATAGGGCAATTGGTGCTTACGTAAACCTTTGACGTAGAGGGGTTTCTGTAGGGATAACCCATAGGCAGCTAGCTCTAACCTATGCGCCTGCCTTAGTACATAGCTATACCCCTCATGTATGGGGGTACATGCGCCATATACGCTATGGTGACATGGGCAGGGGAGGGGTACTTGCTGCCACATATACCTAAACCCCCTGAAAAGAGGCCTTTGTACATAGGCATACCCCCTAAAAACAGGGGTTTATGTCAAATGTCAAAGATACCTTACATGACAGAATTGTTATACAAACAATAGGATAATCATAAGATGGGCCTCAGTAAAGACTTACATTGTTTGCTGAGGTTTATGGATGTAAACATGCCCATACTTTGCCTTCCTCCGCCCATAGTCCAAATCTGCCGTAACTCCTTACACCATGGGGAGTTATAGAATAAAGCACAAACATGCCCATACCCATATAAGTTTTCGACCCCAGTCCCTTGTGCTGTGCCTTTACCACTATGTAAATGCTACATGTTGATATGCTGCTAAAGCCACAGCACAAGAAAGGCGTACGGGAAGTTAGTACCCCTATGGGCGCTTTGTAAAAAGTTGTAACCCTATGTCCCTAGCCCACTTACAACTTGTTAGGGTTTTGTTACGTATGGGCATGTTACAACATTATAAACTTCTTGTAAAATGTCCACCATAAAAACACCACAGGACCATGGGTTTACCCTCCGCTAAAGCCTTCCAGCGCCTACTACATCTGTTATACCCACTTTTAGTTCTAGCACGCAAACATATTTACAATCCGAACCACCTACGGTGTATGGGTTTACATCGGTGAAAGCCTATCACGCAAACAAATCCTAAGGATACCTCTAGGGTTCCGGCTCAGACAGTCGATACCTGTGGTAGGTACGGAACACAAGAAACAAAGCATCAAGCCACCACAAACAAAGCCACCATGAAAACCCTCGCAAAACTCGCCATCCTTGCTACGATCCTGGGCCTCTTCCTCGTTCCCTTGTGCTGTGTGGTCCGCTCGCTGGGCCTCTGAGAGAAACAAACACCATGGACACCACCACCACCACCACCATGAACACCACCACAGAAAAAAACACGGTACGCTTCCAATCCCTAGTAGCCGCATACGCTGCCCAGGGGAAAACCCCTCGCGAGCTACTCACCCTTGCCACGGTGTACAGAGCGCGAGGCAGCCACAGTCTGGCAAACACCTTGGAAGCCGTCGCTTGCGAAATCGCAGAAATCCAACGCACCACCACACAAACAATGGTACACTTCGCAGCCTAGAACGATTCCACCACAGAAACCACCATGAAAACAATCAAGCACACAAATCCGGATGGGAGCCAAGTTACAGTGAAGCTGGGCGACGGCGTGAAGCTGGGCGACGGCG